GATATCCACAATCAAATCGACCACAACATGGCCCTTAGGCAGTTTGCCCACCACCACGGTGTCGCCGTTGGCGGTCAGCTCGGTGGCCGTGGCCATCTGCCGTTCGTGCCGCACCGCCAGCACCTGGGCGGCGCTGGTCGAAGTCGGTGCGGGCTGCAGGGTGCTTTCGATAACAGTGTTCGTCATTTGATGAGTGCTCCCAGAATCTGTTGAGGTTTGCGCGTTCCCTGCGCTCCATGTCCAAACTGCATTACCCGATCAGGCGGCTATCAGCTGCCCGGCTTCTTGCAGGCGCTGTCGATCGCCAGGAGACCGAAGTCGATGTTGTTGAAACGTGACTTCTTCACACCCATGATCGTGCTCGACGAAACCACCGCCTGGTTACCGTTGTCGCGGCTCTCCTCGTGCCAGTCGAAGCGCAGGCCAGTGCCGGGCGAGCCGAAGCAGACCGTGAGGGCCTGCTCACCCAGGAACAGCGAACGGCTGGCGGCCACGTTGGAGCCGGCGCCGTAGTCGCTGAAGCGGATGACGTTCTTGTGGCTGTGCAGGATCACGTTGTTCAACATACCCAGACCACCACGGAAGATGGGGTTCTTGTTGCCCTGCGCAGCAGCAGCCGCCTTCTGGATTTCAGTCCAGCCCTGCGCGCCGGTCTCTTTCCGCAAGTTGTACTCATCCCAGGGCGTCATCACGAGGACGTAGTGCTCCTCGCCCTCGATCATGATGGGCAGGATCTGCGGCTTTTCTTCCGTACCGCCGCCCATCATCTGGGCGTGTGCCACGGCACGGTTGATGGTGTCGACCGTGATCGTATCGCCCACCACCATTGAGCCCTTGGAGGTTGCGGCGCCGCTGTACAGGATGTGATCGGCGTCGGGCGCAGCGAATGCGTTGTTGGCGAACCCGGTGAAGCTGGTCCGGTGGATGAAGCCGGCGTTCACACCGCGTGCACCGGCGCCGTACATGAACAGGTATTCGTCGAAAAGGCGTGCCCACCAGTCCGACTGCCGGCGCTTGGCCAGGTCGCGCAGGTTGTGGATCGTGCGCTTACGGGTCATGCGCCCGCCGGTGTTCACGCCACCACGTACCTGGTCGATCCAGATTGTGTCGGTGTAGAACTTCAGCTCGTCTTCCTGACCTTCGAGGACGTCGTCACCGTATACCGGCTCCATCGTCATCTGCAGGTTCAGGTCGTACGTGATCTGTTCACCTGCATCGTTCTCAAGCTCGGTCAGCATCTGCACCGGCATGCCCGACTCGCGGCCCTTGCCCATGAAGCGGCGCGAGAAGTAGCCTTTCTTGGCCGTGTCGACCGCCAGCAACGTGGAGTACTTCTTGACGGCCTTGGCGTCGTTCAGGCCGATGATGGTACGTGCCATTGAAAACCCCCAATGTGGTTGTTCAGAGGCACTCTTGCGCCGGTCAGCATCTCAGTGTCGCGTCTTGCGACGGGTTACGTGGGCTCCCTGGTGCGGGTGGCCTTTACCGTATATTCGACCTCATTTTCAGTTGGGCCAGTCACGATGCGAGTTTCTTTCGGGGCGATGATGTCCAGCCGCGTGCGGGTGCCCTTCTTCTGGACCACCCGCACGACAGCCGACCCGATGATGATGGCCTGACCAACCTCCACGTCTGCCTTGAGCCCCATCGTCAGCCCTTCTCCGCCCACTCGCGCTGATCCGCCTCGCTCATTGAAGCCACGGCGTCCTCCAGATCCATGCCGGCCAGGCCCGACAGGTGGGCGAACTTGCCGGTGTACTCGTTGGCGTTGCCATCTGCAGCAGGCTTGTGCGCCAGGGTGGGGGGCAGATCGGTGCGCTTGTCCCTGCGGCGCTGAATCTCCTGCTGCGCCGGCGCCTTGCCCTGTTTGTCCTTGCCGCCGCCCGTCAGGTCCGTCGTTTCCACGTACCCGATCTTCTCCTTGACCATCTGGCCGGCCTGTTTCAGCAGCCAGCTGTAGGTCTTGCCCTCGGCCTCGGGCGTGGCGCGGACCTTGTTCAGCGCCACCTGCATCGACGGAAATACCAGCTCATCCAGCAGCACGGCGTTTTCCGGTCGGGAGAAGTAGCGGTCCTGTGCTGCATCCCAGGATTCGTCCCGGTTGGCGCGGTTCACTTCCTCGTAGATCTCGGCGCGGTCGATGAGCTTCTGGGCTTCGCGCTCCTCCTTGGCCAGTGAACGGTTCTGCTTGTGGTACTCGGTTTCGTCAATGTCGCCGTCACTGAACTGCTTGGCCAGCGCCTCGTACTTGGCATCGATGCCATCGACGGTAGCGCGGGCAGCCTTCAGGGCTTCCTCGTCGATCTTGTACTGGGGCATGCGCGGGTCGGGTTCGTCCGTGTCGTCTTCGTCGCCCTCTCCCGCGGCATCGGTCTTCGCGGCAGACTTCTTGTCCTTGTCGTCACCGGCGGGCGGCTTGGCCTTGTCGGCGGCAGGGTCGCCACCGCCATCAGCGTCATCGTCGCCTTCGTCGTCCTCGTCTTCATCGCCGTCCCCGCCTTCGCCGCCTTCACCGGCATCCGGGTCATCTTCGTCGCCGGCATCCGGATCGTCGTCTTCGTCACCCTGCAGAGCTGCCAGCTCTTCGGGCGCGAGCAGCGCGCGGTCTTCGTCGTCAATGTTGTGCTCTTGCACTGTGCTCTTGGGCATTGCATGGCCTCTTGGTGTGGGGGTTACAGGGGTTGGGGTTGTGCTGCTGGGTCAGGCTGCGGCGGCTGTGCCTTGCCATCCTGCACCAGGGCGTCGGCCAGCTCCGTCTGGCGGGGCGAGACTACGATCATGAGGCCGGCCGCCTGCAGTGCTGCGGCCAGGGCCTCCACGTTGATCTTGCCGGCGTTGGCGTTGGCCATCGCGGCCTTGGCTTCCTTCTCGGAGGCCTCGGCCTGGGCAACGCGCTTCTGCAGCTGGGCAGCTTCGTCCCGGGCCATCTTCCGCGCCTGTTCGTCGTCCTTCAGCTGCTGTTCGTCAATGTCATCTGGGTCCGGATGGCCATTGATCTGGCGGATGCGGCGCACGATCTGCTTGCGCTCGGGGATGCTGGACATGTCCACCACCACGTCGAGCAGCTGCAGAGACACTTCGCCAGGCATGTCACGCAGGAGCTGCATCAATTCGATGAACATGCTCTGGCGCACCGTGGCGTTCCAGTCCTGCTCGGACACTACGAACCGGGCCTTGCGCGCGGTGATGTCGTTCAGCAGCTGTGAGCCATCCTCGGACGGCGTGTTGATGTCCAGGAACTCCAGGCCCGACTCCCCAGACACGGCAAGCTGCTTCGGCAGGTCCATGTACTGCTCGATCAGGGACAGCAGGATCTCGCCTGCCACCTGGTGGTGCTGCCGCAGGTTGTCGAACAACTCCAGTGTCAGTACGCTGCCCTCACTCTGCCGGCGCTCGATCGCGATGCCGCTGCGGGCATTGGTCTCCAAGCCCAGCTGTTCACCGGTTGTGCCACTCACCTGCCGAATGTAGCGCTCGTCCATGTTGGCAATCTGGACGTGGGCCTCGGCAATATCGTTGTCCTGGTGGATCTCGAACGTGAAGCCCTTCTTGTACTCGATGGCGAAGTTCGGGCGGGCAATCTCCTCCAGCACCTGGTCCACCTTGTCCGGGTCGATGGCCCCCTCTTCGTAGCTGATCCCCTTGGACGAGAGAATGAAGATGGCCTTGCTGTGGCGCTTGTTGAAATCGCGCTGCGGGTCTCGCTGCTGGCGGATGGGGCTGTAGGCCATGCCGTCATGGTCGCGGCGATAGGCCCACACCGGCACGAAGGGAAACCGGTTGTGGCGGTAGGGGGAGCGACAGTTGAACAGCAGCGGCCCGAAGTTATGGTTCGCTGGATCCACGAACATGCAGACGTACATCTGCATTGTGACTTTGTCGTACAGGGAGACGCCTTCATGTTGGGCCTCCTGCTTGTGTAGGTCGTTGCTCGGGTCGAACTCGGTACCGCGCGGGATCTTGTCGCTGTTCTTGAAGAACTTGGCCTGCCGGGGCTTGCGGTACCAGCACTCCACCAGGGGCACCACCAAGCGCCGGTTGAATCGGTCGCCAATGATGCCGTGCACAGAGGTGGCAAGCCGGCTGGGCTTGTAATACAGCTGTACGTCACTGTTGATGACGTCCAGACTGCTGTCATGCATGCTGGTGGCGGCGTTGATGAGCCGCTCCTTGTGCCCCGGGAACATGGCGCAGGCAATGTCGAGGTCGACGATCTTTCGCCGGAAGATGTATCGGCCGTCCTCGATGAACATGGGGTCGGTGGCTTTCGAGTCGTGCCAGATATTTCGCCACGATTCCCAGTTGACGAAGATGGGCTCGTCGGTCAGATCGCCACGCACACCGAACTCACGCCAGCCGATACCGGCTTTGAGGGCCTGCTTGAATGCTTCCGACTTCTTGAAGCTGCCGTGGCTCACGTCCTCCACGTACTTCAACAGCTTGGTCTTGATCTTGGCGTCCTGGTCGCCATCCTTGCTGGTGGGCTCCACGCGGAAATCCACCCGGGTGCGCTTCTCCGTGCCGATAAGCCAGTCAATGGTAGGCTTGATGAGGTTTACCACGCTGGGCGCTTGACCCCGCGCCTCCAGCTCTTCCTTCTCCTCCTCTGTCCATTGCTCGCCGTCGTAGAAGGCCGTGTCCGTGTCCTGTTCGAGGCGATTCTCGGCCTGGTCGCTGCGCTCCTGGTACCACCAGTCCTGGATCTGGGACGCCAGCTGCTTGGCCTCCCACGTCTCGGCCTGCTCGGCTGTGGTGATGAGCAGGTCGGCGTTGGCCAGGAACTGTTCCGGGCGGGTGTTGTTCTGGGTTTCTTCGGTAGCCATCAGTGAGTCGCATCAATTACGGCTTCGCCGTTTACGGTGAGCACAAGGCCCAGGCGGTCCATCTCGTTCTCGAGGTCAGCCGCCGAGCGCCCCTCGTGGGGCTTCTGGGTCAGCAGGTCATACAGCCCGTCGTCGATGACGTTGCAGATATTCACCACCTGGCTTCGATTAAAGACGCCGTCGTACAAGACAGCGGCAAACTGCGCGGCCTTGGCGATGAGATCGCCGGTTTCCACGTACTGGTAGGCATTGCGCAGGGGGATGACGACACGCCGGCCCCGCCCGAAGGCGCGCCGGCAGATGTTCATGCAGGGTTCCTTGTCGTCGGGGTGATCGGGGTCCAGCGCCTCATGGGAGTAGATGCGGACCAGTTGGCCTGGGTTCATGCGGTGCTCCAGCTGACTTTCCGGCGTCGCCGTTTTCGGGGGTCATTCTTGATAATCGGCTTCGGCCACGTTACGGCCAGTTCGGGGTCCAGCACGCGGCTCATGGCGTCGAGCATGTCCGGATGGATGCCCACCGGGTACGGGTCGTACTCCTCGTCCACGAAGACCTTCACCAGGTCGTACCGCTCGCCGGTGCTGCTGGTCTTAAACATGTGGTGAGGGAGCCACATGCGGCCCTGCTCATATATCGGGATCAGCCAGTTGTTGATCCTGTCGTACTTGTTGGCGCCACCCAGCTCCGTCACATGGAAGCGGTAGTGCTCGTGCTCCATCTTCTCTTCCAGGAACTCGATGTCGGTGTCCTTGCCGTAGCGCTCGTAGCCCACGGCAAGCGGCTTCCAGATGCGGTGCAGGTCGAAGATGATGTTTGCGCGCTCGCTCATCCGGATCCGGTCGCGGATGCCGTCCAACACGTAGTAGTTGTTGTCCGGACCCAGCCCGATGACCCAGATTGCCGTGAAGTCGCTCTCGCGCTTGCGGGCGTTGGCCGGGTCCACCAGGATGTAGTTGTTCGTGGCAATCGGGGTGTTCTTGTAGAACTTGAGCCAGGCCTTCTGGAAACCCATCTTCCCGTCCTCTTTAGGATTCTGCAGGTGCTGGCAGGCGAACACGAACGGCCCCTGCTTCTTCTTCTCGGCCAGCTGTTCCGGGCTGAGAAATACCGGCTTGCCGTTGGCTGTGCCGTCCTGGGTTGCCGGGTAGATGCGCGGCACGCACACGTTCTGGTCCATCAGGTGCTTGTAGGTGTCGTTGAAGTTGTACCGGGTGCCGATGAACCGGGCACGTCCGTGCCTTGAATCGCCCAGGTTGAAGCTGAGCTGCACCGCCTCGGTGGTCTTCTTGATCTGGTCCGGTGTCGTCACGCTCTCGCGCGTCACCAAGTCGTCGTACACACGGATCAGGAAGTGCATGCCGGTCGGCTGCCCTTCGACGACGCCCCAGGCCTCCACCGTGGCTTCCTTCGGGTTGCTGCGCCGCATGACGATGATCCCTTCGTCCTCGGTCCACTTCGGCGCCTGCTTGTGGCTGCGCCAGAGGATGTCCGGGAACAGGGACTTCAGCATCGCGTTCTCTTCGAACGTGCGCTTGATCTGCTTCAGGAAGGCCTTGGCGATGGGGCGGGTGTGGCTGAAGATCCCGATCGTGCACTCCCTGCCTTTCCACTCCGGGAGCGGGTCGTCGCCGTGGCTGGCCAGAATGTCCTGGATGGACTTCCCGTAGGTGATGATGGTCGACTTGTAGTGGTCGCGCGCCCAGAGGTCGAGGTGACCGTCGGGGCTGGCTTCCACTTCCTTGCACCGGGCGTAGAGCCACGGGTGCCACATGTCCTTGCGGCCGATGATGGCCCAGAGCAGGAAGAACAGGTCTGTCCGCGCCAGATAGCGAAGGATGTCGGTGCGCTCCTGCGCCGGCAGCCGGTGTACCAGCTCCGTGAATGCCAGGGTCTCCTGCAGGGATTCGAGTTTGGGAATCATGCCTGCGCATTGGCGCTCGTCTTGGCAGACGTGATCAGGTCAGCCAGTAGGGTCTTCACCTGGGTGTCGGCATCGCGTTCGCGCTTCTTGGCTTCGTCGTCCTCCTCCTTCGCGAACAGCTGCAGGTAGCGCGCCAGCATTTCGAGATTGCCCTTCTTGTCGGCCAGCTTGTACTCGTGGACGTACTCCACCTGCATCTCCCCGTTCTCATCCTTGCCGAGGTTCTTGGTCACCACCTTCACAGACTGCACCGCCGCGGCCACGTCTTCATCGAGGTCGGTCACCGCCCTCAGCCCGCCATGGTCGCCGAACAGCTTGCGCACATCGCTGAATCCAAGCCTCATGATCTGTTTCAGCACGTCGGTCGACTCCAGCCGCACCTGCCGGCGTTGGCGCTCCAGCTCCTGGTTGAGGTACTCCTGAATTTCAGGTTTTCGCAGGTTCTCGTCTGCAATGCTGGCGGCCGAGCGCGGCGAGTAGCCAGCGTTGATGGCGGCCTGGGTGCCGTTGAACCGACAGCGCAGATACTCGATGCAGAACGCCTCCTGCTTTTCCGTCAGGCGCGGCTTTGCCTCCTCTGCCGGCGGTGGCGCTGGCTGCGGGGGCGCGGGTTCCTGTTGGGCTTCCTGTACCGGCGATTGCTCAGCCGGCGCTGCTGGGGGTGGTGTCTTCTTGACGACGCGCTTCTTGCGCTTGGGTGTCGTAACGCTCTTGCTGGGGCTCATGTCTGGGGTCGGCGAGTAGCTTCACATACCTCGTATAGTCGGCAATGGTCGATTTTTGTTCAGTGCACACGGGCGGCGTGCTCGGGCATTGCGCCGCGGATGCGCTGCAGGATGGCGTTCTTGATGAGCTCGATGTTGGTCTTGCCGTAGCCCATCCGCCGGCCGATGTCGGCCAAGGTCCGGCCCTCCATGAAGTACTGGAAGAACACCATGCGCTCGCGGCGCGGCATCGAGCGCACGCATGCAAACAAGGTGTCGATCTGGCTCTGCGTCTCGGCAGCCAGGTCCGGGCGCTCGTTGGTTTCCACCACCGCTGCCTCGCCTTCGCCGTGCTCGTCATAATCGAGAATGTCAGCTTCAGCCAATGCCAGAGCGCCGTAAACCTCGCTCACATCGATGTCGAGGTGTTCCGCCGTCGCCTGTGCAGTGGCTGGTGCCATGGTCTGGTGCTGGATCTGCGTCATTGCCACCGCCACCTTACGCTTCAGGCTGTTTGCGCGGCGCGTGGACGGGCTGGCTCTGCGCATGCCATCCAGGATGGCGCCGCGAATGCGCATGCGGGCATAGGCCTCGAACGGCGCGCCGGCCGCTTCATCAAAGCGACCTGCGGCTTCGATCAAACCCAGCATCCCGTCCTGGACGAGGTCATCCAACGGCACGTAGCCCCGCATGGGGCGGTGGATCTGCCGGGCAATCCGTTTCACTAGGCTCATGTGCTCGATAATCAACTGCTGTTCGTTCTGCATGGCGTCAGTTTCGTGGAAGTGGGGCGGTTTTTGGCGAGGCCGCAACCTCGTGGCCAACCCTCTGCGGGGGTAGACGGTTGGCCTGCGGGGTCAAATGGCGGCGGCGATCTTGACCAAGGTCAGGCCGAGGTCGAGTACAGCGGCCACCGTGTCAGCGCGCTGCTGCTCTACCAGCAGTGTCTGCACGTGCGCGTGAATGGCTGTGGCCTGGCTGTGATAGCCAAGCAGCTGCGCCCTCTGCGCCGGGGGATATTCCTGCCAGTGCGCCTGCACGATCTGGTACACCACCTGGTACTCGGCATAGAGCCGGGCATAGTCGGATGTCAGGATATTGGGGTACAGCACCAGCTGCTGAGGATTCTGCGCATAGGCATCCCAGGAGCCACGCACCGCCGTGTAGACGGACAGTGCCTGCAGGACGCGCTCGGCTTCCTGCTCGGTGAGCTCGGCGGTCAACACCACCTCTTGGGGAGTGCCGGCCTGCAACAGGGCGTCGGCAAGCTGCGTCTCCAGTGCCAGCTTCGCTGACGTCTCCACCTGTATGCTGCTGCAGCTGGACAGCGTGAGGAACAGGATCAGCATGGGGATCACAACAACCGCTTGTGCGAGTAAGCGTGCGCGAAGCAGGCGGCTATCAGCTCTGGTCATGGCGGCACTCTCCTGGGGTGATGGGATGGCTCCGGCGAGCCAGTAAGCGCTCGATGCGCTGCTGGTAGGTCATGTTGAGGAGGTGGTCAGAGACGGAGTCGCTGTGGCGCCAGTCACGCACGATGTACTCCTTTGCGCTGAAGTCCCCTACCCGGTCCCCGCGGCGCAGCATGTGATCTTGGCCGTTGTTGGCGAGGTACAACATGGTCTGGTGCGGTTCCGGGCCGAACAGGAATCGGGGCAGTCTGGTCACCAGGTCGGACCCGCTGACCACGGACAGCTGTGTTTTCAAGTAGGGAAAGCTCGGTGAATCCGGATCCATGGCGGAGCGCAGGAATACATTCGGCTTGCCGAACGTGAGCATGTGCACGTCGCTGGGATGGTCATGCAGGAACAGACACGACAGCTCAGCGTACGCGCCACCCTGCGAGTGGCCTGTCACCAGCACTCGCTTTCCAGGGTTGGCACGGACTATTGCGTGAATCTGGGGCCAGATAGAGTCGTGGCCAGAGGCGAACCCCCAATGCGCCCGGACACCGGCGTAGGCCTTGGGGAACGCCGTCAGGTTGATGAGCCAGTCCCTACGCTCTTTGGAGCCCTGGAAGGCCACAATGAGATAGTCCTGGCACAAAGAGACCAGGGCAAGCGCTGAGGTCTTCCTGTTCGCTACAACCCGCAGCCAGCCACCAAGGCCGGAGACCCGCATGCCGTCGTCGCCGCTGTCGTAGTCGTAGGCCTTGGCACAGTAGTGCAGTGCCAGGGCCAGCAGCTGCAGTGTCGCGGCATCAAGGTGCACGGCTGATCACCCACAAGACTGTGCCACCGGCGGACAGCTCCTTGTCGATCATCGCCTCCAGTTCCGGTAGCGGACCAGCGACCAGCTTGCCATCACGCACCGCCGAGCCGAACAACAGGCAGCCCTCGGTGTGTTGAATGTCCACGCCACCATGCACTCGAATCCCTGTCCACTGAATCGTGCCACTGCGAATGGACTTGTCCGCCGCCATGTTGAACAGCAGCAGCATCTTGCGGCCGAATCGCGGTGAGTGGCTGTACTCCACGCAATAGGTGCCTTCGGGAATGCAGGTCTCCTTCGCGACCTTCACGCCGTCAGGGCGGCCGGTGTCTTCCAGGGCGCTTCCAATGTGCTTCCCATCGACGAAGACGCCGCTGATGGTCCGATCAACGTGGTACGTACGCAGTTGGTTGATGATCATTGTCGTGGCCCCAGGGATTTCCATCGGTCTACAACCGATGTGAACTTGTCTTCGAGTAGCTGTATTCCACGGCCACCCATGTGTCCGGCAATCCCTGCGCATGCGGCTGTCATCTCGAAACTGAACTCGTAGTTGACGCAAATCAGCGCTGTCACGAGACCTGAGAAACCGGAGATGGACCATTCGCCTACCAGCTCTACCAGAGAGAACGGGATCTGCTTACGCTTCATGCGCGAGATGTAACTCGCTGTCCCGCCCCACACTGCCAGCACCATGAACCACGCATAGCCCAGCCAGCCCTGGTAGAACCAATCCTTGATAAACGCGCTCCAGTGGCTGTCGTCCATGCCCCGTCTCCCCGCCTGTTTTGATGTGGCGCATGCTGCGCCTTCGGGGGCTCAGTGTAGAGATTGGAAATCACGCTGTGCACCTGACATATGTCAGCTGTTTTTGATCCCACGTTTTATGTTATACGCGCGCGCGATCAGCCCCTTCGCCTCCAGCGCGACCAAGTGGTTATGGGCAGTCTGCGGCGCAATATCCAGAGCGGAAGCGAGCTCCCTGATGGATGGGGCATAGCCCTTGAAGCCGCGGAACTCGCGAATGTAGTCGAGGATTTCCTGCTGGCGCTTCGTCGGCTTGGTTCCACTGCTGCCTATGCTTCTGGGCATTTGCCACCCCCGATCAACTCAGCGATGCACGCGATGGCTTCTCCGGATGTCACCATGGCTGTCGAGAACCGATACACGGACCACCCGAGCGCAGCGGCTGCGTTGTACTTCCTGCAATCGCCCTCAAAGCCAGTACCCTTGGAGTGGCGCGACTTCCCGTACAGCGTGCCCCCCTCGATCTCCACCGCGATGCGATGCTGCTCGCTCGCGAAATCGAACCGCCAATTGCGTTCAGGGTGGAACGCCAGTTCCTGGACGAAGTGCTGCTGCAGGCCATGCAGGCGCAGGTGCAGCAGGAACGCCTCTTCACCCACACTGGGCGCCCGTGGCACCGTGGTGCGCTTCGCAGATCTGCTTCGCTTCGTCAGCGCTGGCGAGACCGGTGCGGAGCATGTTGGGTCGGTGCACTGCAGCTGCTGCGTCGACGATGCAGGGCCCCCAGGCTGTGTAGATCCACTTGCCGCCTTCGCCGCACCAAACTTTGCTGACCACATACCCCTCCTCCGTGAAGACGAACTGGCGCGAGTGCTCCGGCGTTTTCCAGTGCATGGCTCGCTCACGCCGCCACCGATTCGACCAAGCCCATGGACTCCAGATCGGCATGGATTCGGGTCAGGTATGCCTGCTGGCGCTGGGTCAGGCGCTTGTAGGGCTTGCTGCGCTGCTGGTCGCGCAGGCTCAGGATGAACCCGTGGTGCCGCACCGGTATCCGCGCAAGGTGCTCGGCACAGTGGTTCAGGCGGGCGTGGTCGCTGGGCAGCATGGCTACGCCTCCGCCCCAGCCAGGTCGTTGCCGGCATCCTGCCAGGCACGCTCCACGTGCTTGCGGAATGTCGTGTCCCACGCCACCCGTGAGCGCAGTTCGCCGCGTTCCCGCCAGTACAGCCTGAACTCCCCGATCAGGAACGTGGCGTAGAACTCCGGCCTGATGCCGTGGCGCTGCAACGCCTCCACGGTGCTGTCCGACGGTAGCCAGCCAGGCGTCATCGCGACGTGTCGCGGTTGGCGTGATCTCGGGCGCGTGTCGCGCGTATCGCTTATCGATCGATGATTATTTGGAGATGGAGAAGGAGAAGGAGATAGAGAGCCGTCACCTTGATCTTCACCATGCCGCTGGCTTGGTGATGGCGGCCTTTCACCTCGCCGTTCACCATGCCGCTGGCTTGGTGAATTGTCGGGTGAGCTGTGGATAACTCCCTCGCCGTTCACCACGCCGCCACTCTTGAACCGGGTGGATGCGCCGGCATGCGCCCGCTTGTACTCGTCCACCACCATGCGCGATGAGTACCACACAGGGCCAGGCTGCTCAGGAATCAGGGTTACTGGATCTCCGTCACGGCGGCCGCTGCGAGGCACATACACCAGCTCAGGCGCCAAGGTGCCAGTATCTGCGCCCTTCAGCACACCCTTGGTCACCAGGCCCTTCAGCTTGGCAGGTGTGCTACCCACCGCCTGGGCCACCTCCTTCAGTGGCCACCGCACGATGCCGTACTCCTCCTGATCGTGCAGCAGGCACATCACGTCAATCCAGATGCCCTTCTCCTCGTGGGAGCACCGGCGCAGGTTCGAATTGGAAAGCCAATCTTCTGGGTAGAATTGAAAGGACGGGCGCTTCATGACTCTCGCTCCACCGGCCCAGTCTGGCTATAGCTTGCGTCACGACACACTTGCGCAACTGTAATCACTTGGTTACAGTTGCCCCCATGTACACGCTCAAAGAGACCAAAGAATTCACCGCGTGGTTTGCCGACATCAAGGACAGCCTGACCCGAATCAGGCTTGGCCGGCGCCTTGAGAGGGTGGAGAAAGGCACCCTTGGCGACGTAGAGCCGGTTGGTGATGGCGTGAGCGAAATGCGCGAGCACTTTGGCCCCGGGTGGCGCATCTACTTCGTTCAACGCGGGCCGGTGGTGATCGTGTTGTTGGGTGGCGGCGAAAAGTCCACCCAACGGAAGGACATTGCCGCGGCGAAGAAATTGGCCGCCACTCTGGAGGATTGACGCATGGCACAGAAAATCAAAGTTTCTTCCCTCAAAACCTTCGACATGGCCGAGCTGCTGGACAGCGAGCAAGCCATTGCCGACTACCTTACGGTGGTGCTGGAAGAGGATGACCCGGCCGCCCTGGCTGATGCCCTGGGCACGATTGCGCGTGCACGAGGGATGACGGACATTGCGCGTGAGTCTGGCCTTACCCGCGAGGCGCTGTACCGCTCTCTGCGTGCAGATGCCAAGCCGCGCTTCGAAACCGTGTCGCGTGTGTGTCACGCACTGGGTGTGAAGCTGGTTGCCCAGCCCGCATAGGTCTATCACATGCATGACTGTTGCTCCTGAGCCGGCACATCCTCCTCCGGCCCCTCCTCGTCCATGCAGTCGCAGGTCATGCCCATGCATGCGTCGATGTCGTGGATGGCAACCTTTGCGAAGGGCTGCTCGGAATGGTTCTTGAAGCGCACACGGCCCATGCCAGCAGGATCAATGTCGACCAGCTTGCGCAGGGCCAGGTACCGCACGGCCGTGACCACGCACTCCCGGTATTCCTCGGCCACTGACGCAAGATCGTGCCAGCCCGCGTCGTCACGGATGCTGTGGCACTCAAGATCTGCCCGCGCCGCACTATCGGCAAGCTGCCGCTGGAGCTCCTGCAGCTCTTGGCGCTGCCCCGGCGTGAGTTCCTGATGTAGTTCGATAACGATGTGCTGGCCCCCGCCCATACTCTCAATCCCAGTCAAGTGTTCGAATTTCGGTGGATGTCCTCAGGTGCTCACGAGCGAGCTGGTGTAGCGCCTCAATGTAGGTTGGGTCGAAGCATCGCGCGCTGGCCGGCACAACCTTCAGGTCACAGGCCGCCAGGATCTTGGCCAGCATTTGAAAGCTGTCCTTGGCCTTGGAGACCGATGACTCGTGCACGCCGATCTCTGCCGCAACTCGTGACTGTCCCGCCTCGGACAGCGCCCGCAGGATGGTCGACTCGTTCTTGTGTGCTCGCTGGATGTCCATGGAAAACCCCTTGAAATCAGTGCGTTCAAGAGCCTTCAAGTTGAGGAAAGATCGGCCGTGTGAGCTTGCTTGGCCTTTCCTGCCGGGTCTGGAGAATGGCGGTCAGAGCGGCGCCTACGAGGTTTTGATCTCCGCAGGTACTCCCAGTCCACGTCTGGGCGCAGATCTTCACAGCGAACAGCACCGCCCGATTCGCGCTCGATGTTGATTGCCAGCGACTCGCCAGCGCGGCGGTAACCACCGGCCACCTGCTTCAGCTGGCCGGTACTGGTGCCGCAACGTTTGGCGAACGCATCGACCTCGTTCTTGCCACTCTTCTCGGAAAGCTGTTTCAGGTAGTCGTATAGGAGCTGCATTTGTGTACCTCCGCAGCCTTAACGATAGCATCAGCTATCGTTTGTATCAATAGCATTTGGTAATTCCCCGATAGCGGGGTAACCCATAACATCGCTGGATGGACATGAACGAAATTCGGAGACAACAGCTCGTCGGCCTCATCGGCGACATCAAGCTTCTCGGCGAAGAAGGTGTCGAGGAACTGCTCGCCCAAACGGTTAACGCTGCAGTCGAGCTCAAGCTGATCAAGCCGCAGGCGCTCACGCAGGTGGTGGTCGACAGCACGGTGCAGCACAAGGCGATTGCGCATCCCACCGACAGCCGGCTGCTCGAGACGGCACGGATGAAGTTGGTCGAAGCGGCCAAGGCCGCAGGTGTCGAGCTCAAGCAAACCTACGCCAAAGAGGGCACGGCGTTGCTGCACCGCGCCGGGCGCTACGCGCATGCCAGACAGTTCCGGCGCATGCGTCGCATGATCAAGCGCCAACGCACCATCGTCGGTCGCCTGCAGCGCGACATCGAGCGCAAGGCTGCTGCCCTGACGATAACTGCGTGCGCACGCGAGACCTTGCACACGACGCTGGTGAGAGCGGCGCAGATCGTGGCACAGAGCGGCACCCGGAAGACAACCAAGGATCAACCCAAGCTTTACAGCTTTCATGCACCCGAAGTGTCGTGCATCAACAAGGGCAAGAGCCGCCAGCCTTACGAGTTTGGGGTCAAGGTCGGCATTGCCGGCACGCTGCACCACAACCTGATCGTGGGCGCACGCGCGTTTCACGGTAACCCGTACGACGGGCATACGCTCAGCGCCCAGCTGGAGCAGGCCAGCATCCTGCTGCAGGACACCGGCGCCAAGCCCGACACCGTGTTCGTCGATCTCGGCTACCGCGGTGTCGATCACGACAACCCAGAACTGCGCATCATCCATCGCGGCAAATCGAAGCGGATCACTGAGCAGGAGCGCCAGTTGCTCAAGCGCCGCCAGGCGATCGAACCCATCATCGGTCACCTGAAGAGTGACCACCGCATGGATCGCTGCCATCTGAAGGGAGAAATGGGGGATCGCTTGCATGCCGTGCTGTGCGCCGCCGGCTACAACATCAAATGGTTGCTGCGCATGATCGTGAAGAAGGGTGTGCGTTACCTGCACCCGCTTTTTTTGCGCCTGCGCGAGGCGGGCGGAATCAAGCTGTCCTGGCGTGAATGGCGTGCAGCGGCTTATCAAATCGCTGCCATGACGGTGTCAGACCGCCGACTGCTGGCGTGAGATGAATAAATCAGGGACGACTACGTAGAACAACTACCTCGAGAGAGATGGATAGATTACAAGGAATGTGCAGCAATGAAGTGTATCCTGGGCACAGTTCTTGGAAATAGAGAGGTTTTCGGAGGTGTTCCAGCGGTAGATGGTTGGAAGCTTCTAAGTGCGAAGGACTGCTCTAGCCGCTAAACTGTAAATCGTGAAGCCGAGAGAATGCAGTTATGATTGAGCTCAATGACCTAGTTGCCTACCACAAGGAATTTAGGACTTCACTTTTCGTTTCTGGAATTACAATTGGCTCGTTCTTGTTCTCAATGAAAACCTTCATACTGAAAACAATGAGGGACGACTTCTATGACAACCAAGAATACCAGAGCAGAGTAAGAGAGCGTCGCGGCTTGGGGCAGATGATTGGCTTCTATGATCCGCTCAAGAACCTCTCAAGACTACTATTGGCCTCAATAGTCATGTCCTTTATAAGCGCAATTTCCCAAATATCTATTGGGTATCTATCGTGTCCACTCACTGTTATTCTATGTCTGCTTTTGGCTTTGATCTCGTGGGCGTTCGTCGCTTCCTCCATCTACTTCGTCAGCAAGAATTGGTCGGCGGCCCTAGATTTAGCAGAAACCAAAGCACAAAAAGCCGCAGAAGATGCCTCCAAGAGTCAACTTGGCCCGTGACGGACTTCCGAGTAGCGCGGCCGAGGCCGAATAGCTGGGCTGCAGGCGGCAGCGCTATGTCGAAGCACGTCACGTGCGGGTGGGGTTACACAGGTGCCGCCTGCACCGACAACATAGAACAGATTTTGATGTTTGCCAGTTTTTTGCCGCATCAATGACTTGCGTCGTTGCCATCGGATGGCTTGTCTAGCCGTTGGTATTCCTGAAAGACCGACGCAAAGTGAAGCAATGTGAAAGCTGAAGCAACAACCGTCAACAGCGAGTAAATGAACGCGGCATAGCCAATTCCCGAGAATATCAGTACCAAGCAATTGCAAGACGGCCCGGTCGTGTCAAAGTTTCTACCTATTAGCGCGAACGTAAGGGCCACGGTCTGGGCAAGCATGAAGTGGGCGAACATGCCACTTATTTGTATATACAGCGAATTCTGCTCAGTCGCCTCTCCCAACCTGCCCGTCATAATCTTCAAGAATCCGCCATCGGAAAAGGCCAGAAAGATTGCAAACGCACCCAACGAGAAACCAAGAATGCTGGGCACGACAGCAATACAGTCATCAACCCAAGCAAGATCGCTCATCCACACTCTCGATAAGGCAGTAATGAGAATGGATAGGTGGACGTAGGGAGACGTGACCAATGCGGACAGCCCGCCGTAGGCCTGCCAGTACCGGCTGAATGACTTACCTAAATCAATGTAAGGCTTGAAAATTTTCATTGGCGCAACTTGCTGACAACAAACCTACGGAAGCTCTCAAAAGCCGACGTCTTTGGCACGTGGTCATAAGTCATAATGTGCGGGTGATTCGTGGTGGACTCCTCAACTTTGATGCCAGCCTCGTCAAACCCAGTGCCTCGTACTGTACCATTTGCAGCAGCTACTTGTGCTAACTCAATGATCTTCTTGGTAGGGGTCAAGGTTGGCACGCCAGCTGCTTTGGTGAGAGTAACCTCCATACGTTTGGCTCCCATCTTTTTCAAGTACTTCTCGACCTCGTCAAATGCATCTGCTGCGCCCTCTGGATTTGGCGGGTTCTTGATATCGATTTCCAATTTGCGCAACGATTTGATCTTAAGGATTTTCTCGATTGCCTCCTTTTCAGGAATCACAGTGACGTCCGCCTCACCAAATTGGTCTACAAGATGTTGAGCCGAAAAAATGGATGAAAGGGCTTTTTGGACTATGCTGGGAGAGAACTTGGTTCCGTCCGCTGCCTTGACTTCAAAGTAGAACCTGTGGCCTTTGGGATCGAAGAAGAACCTCATTGTGCGGAACTCGGGGTGCAACCTCCGGATCTGTTTCTTCAACTCCGCGAGCTGGCGCTCGTCTGCTGTGGTACCCGCTTCATCATCCAGCCAGGGCTCGTCGGGATTCAGGTCTGTATAGAAGTAAAAAAGCCCGCCCAACAGAACCTGACCAGAGGGCGAAGTCAGCTTGTCGAACGCTGAGCCGAAGCGCGCACGCTTATTGACGTTGATCCTTCCAGAAATCTTGTTATTGCGAGCTTCATCAAATAGCCGCAAGTAGCGTTCCGGGCTGTGAGGATGGAGTACTACGTTGATGACACCAGCTTCTAGCTTAACGACTTTTGGTGCGCGACGCTTTCTTACTTTCCCCGCCATGGGTCTCCCCTTCTAGCTTTTTGATTTTCTTGCTAAGTTCCGGCGCCGGACAACAAGATATCGCGCCTTCCTTAGCATCCCAGTACATCGCCCAAGCATAGGGGCGCTTCACTTGAATGTAAACGCGTTGGATGGACGCAGGGCGGGAGGAAACTACAGCGTCCCAATTCGCTGAATCAGTTCAGGGATGTCGATTTTGGTCCCATTGACCAGCGTGCTTACGGAGTAGCCAGCCAAGTCCTGCCGCGCCTGGGCCACTATATCTCCCGCGTCATTCTGTACGTCCAGCCAGGCGTCCTGCAGGCCATCCGGCAGCACCACAGGCATCCGGTGGTGGATACCGGCGATCGAGGGCGCAGCCTCCCGGGTCAGCAGCGCACACGACAGCACCGGCTCAGCGCCTGGCCGCTCCCACACCGACCAGATCCCCGCAATTGCCACCACCGGCTGCCCCGGGCAGTGCAGGAAGTAGGGCTGGTTGCAGGGGCGTCCTGAAGGCCCCTTCGTCTTCTCGTTCTCGCACCACTCGTACCAGCCAAGAGCCGGCATCAGGCATCGCCAGCTCCGGATGCTATCCCGCCACATGGGCTTCTGGGCCGCCTCCTCGCTGCGCGCATTGAAGCTCAGCGTAGGCAGGGTGTCCTTCTTCCACCAGGTGGGGATCAGGCCCCAGCGGGCCATGTGCAGGCCGTAGCCACCCTCCTCCGCTATCAGCACTGGCACCTGCATGGTGGGTGCGACGTTGTAGCGGGTCGGGAACGGGCCGCTGTTGGCTCTGCCGATGCGCCACATCCGCTCAATTGCTGCCTGATCCGGCGTCACGTACCTGCCACACATTCCCCGCCCTCTCCCACTGAAGTGCCAGCTCGGGTCCGAGTATAGCAATGGTCCAACTCCTCCCTGGCCCGCCTGCCCAGGCCCTTCGAAGACCTCAATCGGAAAAGATAGCTTTTGCTGTTGCATTGAAGAATAGCGTTTGCTAATGTTTTCTCACATCCACCGCCACATGGAGACAAAGGACATGGGCACAGCGCTGGGCATGAAGGTTGTTGAGTACACCCGCGGGGGGATAACCCGCTTCCGCATCACCGATCCTGAGCACACGCACGCTGGCCGCTCTGGCCAGCTGGAGTTCACCAAGGAAGGTCGCGCCTGGCTGCAGGTGGGCAGTGAACTGGTGGCGGTGAAGCTGGACCAGCTGAAGCCGATCACCACCGCCCTGAAACTCGTGTCGGGGGCCGAAGTCGCATGCCACTGATCACGTTCGAAGGCCTCGACTGCGCCGGCAAGACATCCGTCATCGCGGCATGCGCCCTCACTCTGCAGGCAGCCGAGCCTGTCGTTCTGTCGGACTTCTCGGGCGATGGCCTGGTGCCGCTCAAGTCCCTGGCTGTGCGCGAGCGCTGCACACCGGCCCAGATCCACCTGTTCATGGCCGCGCGCATCATCACGCACCGCACCGTGGTGGCACCCCTACTCGAAACGCGCGCGCTGATCCTCTACGACCGCTACCTGGACAGCACGCTGGCTTACCAAGGGCAGGACTACCCCGGCGTCCACCGTGACGAGTCAGCCCTCGCGCGCCGCCTCATCATGATGGAGCACGCCAACAGCCAGCTGCCGGTGCCAGACCTCACCCTGGTGCTGGACATCACCGTCGACACCATGCGCGACCGCATGGCTGCCCGCCCAGGCGGCCGCGACCAACTGGAGCAGCGTCCCGACACGTACTTCCATGCCGCGCGCGAGATCTACATGCGCGAGGCATCCCTTTCCCGCCATCACGTCGTGATCAACGCGAGCCGGCCGCTGGCAATGGTCATTGCCGACTGCACGACCGCCATCCAATCAGCGATAGGAGCCTGACCATGGCTGCAACTACTGAAGCAGTGAAGCTCGAAGTAGAACTGACGCCAACTGCTGCCATGGCGCTGGCCCAGCTCTGCAAACGCGTCGGCTTTTCCGATGCGCGCTCGAACGCCGTCAGCGAGGCGGAGGCCTACGAAATGCTTGCAGCTCTCCGCCGCGTGCGCGAAGGGCTTGCACGTGAAGGCTTCAGCCCCCGATGACCACCCCAACCCACCTACAAGGAGAGACGCAATGCTCATTTTGACTCGCAGGGTCGGCGAGACCCTGAACATCGGCGACGACGTCACCGTCACCGTGCTCGGCGTGAAAGGCAACCAGGTGCGCATCGGAGTGAATGCACCGAAGGACGTGGCCGTGCACCGCGAAGAAATCTTCGAACGCATCCGCAACGAGCAGCAATCGCTGCCCAAAGCCCAAGGAGGCAACTGATGGAACTCGCAATCTCACCCGACGGCTTCGTCAACGCCCTGGCCAATATCAGGAAGGGCCTCGTCATCGAGGAACTGGACCGTGAGCTGATCCGTGCTGTGGAAGCAGTCATGGACAACGGAGGCAAAGCCACGATCACCCTGAAGGTGGACATCAGCCGCATCAAGAACCTGGAATCGGCAGTCACGCTCAAGCCTGAAGTAACCACGAAGTTGCCGAAGGAAGAGGCGCCGGAACAGGCCATGTTCGTGAACTCCACGCATGGGTTGGTCAGCCAGCACCAGGAACAACTGGGGCTCGACATGAACCCGTCCGCGGGCGGCTCGAAGCAGAGCCTGCGCCCAGCTGCCGGGAACAACGTCACTCCCCTCAACCCAGCCGACAAACAGAGGTAATTCCCCATGCACAGCTGTGACTTTCAGGCCGCTTTCGACGCCGGCACTCATCAGCAGATTGTCCTTCAGGAGATCCACGGCATTCCACACGTGCTGGTACCGCCGGGCAGTGATTTGAAGGCGCTGGAGCGCCTGCTGCCAGCGCCGCAGCGCATCGTCGCGCATCCGGCCTTCCACGACATCGAGGGCTTCGCGGCCTATGTCGACGAATTCAAAGGCCCCGGCTCCCGTGTATTCGTGGATGAGGCAAAACTCAGCTTTTTCACCATCTTCGACCACCACGCGAAGGACCAGCCCGCCTGGGGTGACCACTGCGCGTCGATGACGCTGCAGGAGTCGGCCGAGTGGGTGCGGTTCAAGGCCTACAACGACAAGGTGCTGTCGCCGATCGAGTTCGCCGAGATGATCGAAGACAACCTCGACTACATATCCGCCGAGGACATGACCAGCGCTGACCTGCTGACCATGGCGCAATCCTTCAAGGTGGACTTCAACGGCAACGAGCTGCAGGTATCCGACACACTCAAGGCTGGCCTGCGCAACCTGGTCATCAAGGATCAGGGTGTAGCGCGCGGCGCGCTGAAGGACGGCCGGGAACTGGAGTTCCCCGAGAAGCTCAAGCTCAACCTGCGCATCTTCAAGTACCAGACTGCCTACGAAATCAGCGTGTTCCTGCGTTACCGCGCCACCAAGGAGCGCGTGGTGTTCTTCATCAAGATCCCGGACCCCGAAGGCATCCGTGAGAAGGCGTTTCAGGCGGTGATGGATGGCGTGGCCATGGCCACGAAGCTTCCCACGGTGAAAGGCGCCTACAGCGGACCGAAGCACAAGTGATACCCAGAGAGGGCGGCCGGCAACGTACCGCCGGAATCCAAACAGCTGCCGTTGTGGGCGGCCGGAGGTAGCCCCCATGAGCGACTTGGGGCGCACAACAGAGCCCAGGCACCCGCGAACGTGAGAGCGGCCCGGAGTGCTCACTGATAACCGGTGAGCCAGGTTGGCCGCAGTAGTACACGGAAGAGCCGGACGAAGGTAACCGGCCCCGTCCCTCTCCCCGGGGCAGTATGGGAGAGGACATCCGAAAGCCCCTGCGTAGCAGCCGCAGCCAGTCTGAAGAAGGCGGGGGAGCGTGAGTCGGGAGGGGCTTTCGGATGCAGCACCAACAACAATCAATCGCAAGGAGACATACATGGCCCTTGGAATTTCCGAAGAGGCGTTTGCCAGCATCTTCCAACCGTCACCGCTCTCGAAGTACCAGGGCATGCTGCGCGGCGATATGGCAGTAGCCGTGAAACTGAGCCAGGACGAAGCGGCTGCAGTGCTGCAGGCCCACGATTATGGTCTGGCTGCGCTGCCGCCGGAATCGCTGAAGATCCTGGACCGCGTCATGAGCAAGGTGAAGGACAACATCTGGCCATGAGAATCGATATCACTCACTTCCACCTGTTCTGTGGGCTTGGCGGCGGCGCTGCTGGCTTCAACAAGGGGCATGCCCGCGTCGGTAGCATGGAAGCGGCATTCCGCTGTATCGGCGGCGTCGACAACGATCCTGCAGCCATCCGGGACTTTGACCGCCTGACCGGTGCGCGCGGTACCGTGCTCGACCTGTTCAGCCGTGACCAGTACCAGGCGTTTCACGGCGCCGAGCCGCCGGCCGATTGGCAGGAGGCCACGCCTGCCGACTTGCGTGCAGCTGCCGGCGGCGAATTCCCAACCATCGTGTTCCTGTCAGCACCGTGCAAGGGCTTCTCCGGGCTGCTGTCGCAGGCGAAGAGCGCCACCAACAAATACCAGGCGCTCAACGGCCTCACTCTGCGCGGGATCTGGCTGACGCTGGAAGCCTTCGCCGATGATCCGCCGGAGATGTTCATTTTCGAGAACGTGCCGCGCATCCAGACCCGTGGCCGCGCCCTGCTCGACCAGATCGCCGCCCTGCTCCGCCACTACGGCTATGCCGTTGCAGAGACGACACACGACTGCGGCGAGCTGGGCGGCCTGGCCGAGAGCCGCAAGCGCTTCCTGCTGATGGCTCGCCACCAGGAGAAAGTGCCGGCCTTCTTGTACGAGCCCGACCGCAAGCCGCTGCTGCCAGTTGGCGCCGTGCTGGGCCGCATGCCCCTGCCCGGAGATACCGCAGCTGGCCCTATGCACCGCGTGCCGCGCCTGCAGTGGAAAACGTGGGTACGGCTGGCCTTCGTGGAGGCCGGCAGCGACTGGCGCAGCCTGAACCGTCTGGAAGTAGTCGATGGTGTGCTGCGTGACTACCTGATCGTGCCAGCCACCCGGAGCGGCCCTTGGGGCGTCACTGCATGGGATGAGCCCGCCGGTACCGTGGCGGGTGAAAGCCTGCCAGCCAACGGCAAGTTCTCTGTGGCTGATCCCCGCTTCGAGGCCTCCGCCCGCTGGCACGATGGCCAGGCCTTGGGGGTGCGGAAGTGGACCGATCCCACGGGGACCGTAGCGGGACAGCAGGGCCCGCTTCAGGGGGCATACAGCGTGGCGGATCCACGTCCCAACGGAGAGGCCTTCGGGGGCAAGTACGTCATCACCGAATGGCAGGAGCCTGCCGGCACGGTAATCTCAGGCAGCACTACCGGGCAAGGCGCCTTTGCTGTGGCAGATCCACGCCCAGGCCTTGTGCGCGGCGCTGGCGACCACTACCTGACCGGAGGCCACTACGGTGTGGTGCCCTGGACATCAACCGCCGGCACTGTCTCAGCCAGCGGCCGATACGACAACGGCCCCTTCTCGGTTGCCGATCCACGCATGCCGGCCGCCACTGACAAGCTGGTGGCAGTAATCCGAGCACTTGATGGCACTTGGCACCGGCCTTTCACCACCTTCGAGCTGGCCGCGCTGCAGGGCCTCGTGGATCCAGAGGAACAGCTGGAGCTGGACGGCCTGAGTGACAGCGCCTGGCGCGAGCGCATTGGCAACGCGGTACCGCCACCGAGCGCGCAGGCCATTGCCTCAGTCATGGGTGAAGCCATCCTGCTGTCCCGTGCCGGCGAAACCTTCATGCTGTCCGCGCAGCCTGTATGGGTGCGTCCCATTGCTCTGGCCATATCAGTTCAAGGAGCGCAGCCATGACCACGCTCACCCCCGCGCAGCTCGACATCTTGTGCCACATGCTGGGCATTCGCGACCCGTATGTACGCTGCCCTGTGCCCTACCGAGACTACTACTGCGCTTGTCCAGGCGACCCGGACATGAAGGCGCTGGAAGAGGCCCGCATGGTGTTCCTGTACTCGACTCAGGGTGGCTACGAGTGGTTCCAGACCACTGATGCCGGCAAGGCTGCCGCCAGGGCTCGGCACCGCGCGATACGGAAGCCCCCTGCCGCCCGCAGGTATCGCAGTTTCCTTGGTCTTCGGGACGTCCTGCCAGACCTTACGTTCTGGGAGTTTCTTACCAGTCCCGAATTCGCCGTTGCAAGGAGGATCGCGTGAAAATCACTGCCATCACCAATGGGCTGATTCTCCGCATGACAGACGTGCCGGGCTTAGACCCGATTACCGCCGTTCTTCTCAACATGGGCGAAGGTAGAGGCCAGCTCATTGTGGAGTGCTTCGGCTGCTCTTGGGCGGCTTTCTGGGGAGCGATGGGCAACGTCACCCTGCAGCAATTCATCATCAGCACTGATGCGGAATACCTTGCAGAGTGCCTGACGCGCGGTTCCGCCCAGTATGTGACAAACCGCACTGCAGGGCGGGCACAGGAGCGTTACGTCCAGCGCATCGCAGAGGCCGTCAAAGAAGCACTATCCTTCCTGGAGACGTAATGAGCACATTTCCCCCTGCCATTCTCGAACACCATGCCGGCATCCTGGGCAAAACCGGTAGCGGCAAGACCTCCACCGCCAAGCTCTGGATTGAGCAGGTGGTCGCTGAGGGCCACCGCGTATGCATCCTGGACCCGATCAAGTCCGATTGGTGGGGCATCACGCTGGCGTCCGACGGCAAGCAGCCAGGGCTGGGATTTACGATCCTGGGCGGCCCACACGGGCACCTGCCACTTCACTCCAGCACTGGTAAGGCACTGGCTGAGGTTGTCGCCAGTGGCGCCCTGCCTCTGTCCATCATGGACATGTCGGAATTCGGCCCCGGCGGGCACGCCGCATTCTTCAGTGACTTTGCTTCAACGCTGCAGCGCAAGATGCGAGGGGTTCTGTACCTTGTGCTGGAAGAGGCTCACCTGTTCGCGCCGAAGGAACGCGCAGGCATGGGCCGCGAGAATGAGGCCATCCACTGGGCCAAGATGCTCGCCACCGCCGGCCGCTCCAAGGGCATCCGGCTGGTGCTGGCCACGCAGCGCGTGCAGTCCCTGCACAATGCCCTGCTGGGCAGCTGCGAAACCCTGATCGCGCACCGCCTGACCCTGCCAGCCGATCAGGAACCAGTGCTGAAGTGGCTGAAGGCTAACGTACCCGACAAGGAACGCATGCAGGAAATCGCCAGCAGCCTCTCCAGCCTGCGGACCGGCACCGGCTGGATGTGCTCCGGTGAGGCGGGGGCGTTCGAGCGGGTCCAGTTCCCGCCCATCACCACCTACGACAACACCGCCACGCCGAAGAAGGGCAAGGGTTTCGCTGCCGACGTGCGGCCGCCGCCGGTCGACCAGGAGCGCCTGCGCGCCATCATCGGGGACGCAGTGAGTGACGCTCAGACCAACGATCCTAAGGCGCTGCAGGACCGTGTAGCCACCCTGGAGCGACAGCTCAGCACAACCAAGAACGAACTGCAGAAGCGGTACTGCGAAGTGAAGGCCCTGCAGGAGCAGCTCAAAACCGCAGGTGGCACAGGTGCTTCCGAGCCCAACGACGCAGCGATGCAGGCCTTGGCCCAGATTGCCCGAATTGTCTCGAAATTTAGTCCAGAGCAACCGGACAAAAACACCACAAAAACCATAGCTTTGCAGCCGATGCGGACTAAGGTGCCGCCAATCAGGAAAAATTGGGCCACCTCTGACGCCGCTGGAATGTCGCCATCTGCCCGCAAGATTCTCGACACAATCCACCGCGCTCACCCTGTAGCACTCAGCTTCGAGGCTGCAGCCACACGCGCAGGGATATCGAAGCGATCGAGTGCCTTATCCACATACCGCAAGCAGGTGGTGGGCTCTCCCGAGGTCGTGCAGCGCGAAGACGGGCGGCTGACTTCCGCCCCCGGGATAGCCCCACCACCAGGTCCGGGTATCGATCCCATCGAGGAGTATGCCAACAAGCTACCGCCGAGTTACGCGCGCATGCTGCGCGAGATTGCGACTGCACGACACGCACTGTCCCGTGAGTCTGTTGCAACACTGGCAGGCGTCAGTACGTCATCAAGCGGGCTCGCGGCTGGGCTCAAAGAGCTTGTCGCCCTGGGCTTGGTGGTCAGTGACTCCGACGGCTATTCACTTCATCCAGATCTGCGGAGCTGACGCATGAGGGAGTTTCGCATCACCACCTCTGAACTGATCCTGGCGCTCCTAGGCTGGCTTGCGGCCTGCGCGACCGGTTTCATGGCGGGTTTCATCACTGGCTTCTTTCTCGCGTAAGTCGCATGCCCCATGAGCGCCGAGTACAACTTCAACGTAACGCAGCACCGGAGAAAAGGTATGGCTGAGACACTGAAATCCTGTCCGCTTGAGCCCACACCACAAATGATTGATGCAGGTGCACAACGGCTAGTCCGCGATGAAGCCGGTAGCACATGGCCGGACTCGTATGACCCGCTCCACGTCAAAGCGGCCCGTGACGAAGCGGAGCGGGTTTGGAGATCCATGTGGCTTGAAGTTGAGGATGTACCACCCGACCTGCGAGTGCTGGCAAAAGCAGGTGGATTTACTTTGGTCCCGATACCAGATGGCGCGGAGGGCCAGGCCAATGGCTAAGACAACCGGCATCAACTGGTGCGACAGCACCTTCAACCCCTGGATAGGCTGCACGCGCGTGAGCCCGGCCTGTGACCACTGCTATGCCGCCGTGAGCACGCCAGCGCGCACGCGTGGCATCGAGTGGGGTCAGGGCAAGCAGCGGCAACGGACGGCGCATGACAACTGGAAGCTGCCGGAGCGGTGGAATAGGGCGCAATTCAGCGCATGTAAGAACTGCGGCTGGCGCGGCGATCCGCATCATGCGCTGGTTGATGCCGGCCCTGTGCTTCGCTGCCCGTCGTGCGAGAAGCCTACCCTGGAGAAGGCCCGCCGCCGCGTGTTCTGCGCCAGCCTGAGCGACTGGCTGGACAACGAAGTGCCCATTGAATGGCTTGTGGATCTGCTGGACCTGATCCGGCGGACGCCAAATCTGGATTATTTGATGCTGACGAAGCGGATCGGGAACTGGCGAGGCTGTCTCCAAACTGCATTTGCATTCGCTCAGGAGCGAGGATCGAACAGCAGCGACTACCTGAACCTGTGCGCCTGGATTGATAGCTGGCTCAGCGGCCACGCGCCCGCCAACGTCTGGCTCGGCGCCACCGTGGTCAACCAAGCCGAAGCCGACCGCGACGTGCCGAAGTTGCTGCAGGTGCCGGCGCGCATCCGGTTCCTGAGCGTGGAGCCGATGCTGGGGGCTGTTGACCTTAAAAACATTCCGCATCCATACCGACACGAGAAAGCGGACTGGGTGCGACTCGCAGTGTTCAACTACGGAACGCCTTACCCGGCGTCAGACGGGATTCATTGGGTCATCTGCGGCGGTGAGAGCGGCCCGAAGGCACGGCCCCTGCATCCGGACTGGGTGCGCTCGCTGCGGGATCAGTGTGCTGCAGCTGGCGTGCCATTCATGTTCAAGCAGTGGGGGGCGTGGTTTCCATATGAAGCCATAAACCCCTCTGGCGTCCCGATACCAGGCGATGCGGTGCTAATTCCAGGCGCTGATCCATACATACTCTACGAGCGCCAGGGCAAGAAGAGGGCCGGCAACACCCTCGACGGCCGCCAGCACCTGGAGTGGCCAGCATGAGCCTTTCGAGAAACTACAACCTGTTATTCGAATTGATCTGCGCCGGCCACGAAGTGCTGGCATTTATAGATTATCGCTGGAACGGCGACGGCCCGGAAACCGAGCCTTTACGTGACCCCTGCTCAGTACGACGGGATGGAGAGTGGCAGATCAGTATCGCTGCGCGTGGGATCTGCTACGGCGGGCTGTACCCGTTTCAAAGGGAGAAATCAGGCCGCACTGAGCGCGAGCAGTTCATTGTTGTCTGCGAGCGCTCGAACCTTGAGTTTGCTGCCGCAGATGCGGGCGTGGCCAATGTCCCAGAAATCGGCGACAAGATGACAATTCTCGGATGGACGAACCAGCAGATCGGCGTAGCACTGGCTCGGTACGCGGCACGCCAACACAGCCGGGACATGGCTCACCCTAGTATGGTCAAAGCAGTGGCTGACCTGCAGGCGTGGTGGGGAGAGCGATTCCTTTCACCTCCGCCGGCCCGCGAACAGTGCCCGGGATTGCCGCACAACTTCGTGACCTCCAAAGGATGAGCACGATGACAATCGATAGGCGCAACCTTCTGAAACGCTCGCTGACACTGGCGGTAGGCGCGGCCGTAGCGCCGCACTTCGCGCGGCCGCCAGGCCTGCCGCTGGTGCATGCATCGACCAGGAAAAGCGACTTCTACGTGATCTTAAGCCCCGGGGCCGAAGGATACATCCGTGGCTTTGGGCTCAAGGCTCAGACAGCGAGCCCCTCATCTTCAGTGCTACGAAGGTCATGCTGGGAGTTTCACGAGGCAGCACCATGAGCATCATCGAACGCTTCCCCGGCGCCACGGGGCTTACCCTCTCTGACCTGCTGGTGCCGGCCACGATGGCGGGAGCCAAGACCATGACGCGGCGAGTGATGAACCCACAGCCGCAGCATGATCCTAGATTCATTGACGACGGTCTGGTGCTGCGGTCACGCAACGGGAAGGTCACATCATCCTTGCGCTCGCCCCTCGCTCTTCGACACGCCCCGTGGAAGCCTGGCGATTTCCTCTACGTCCGCGAAACGCACTACCGCTACGGCCACTGGGAGCGCACAGGCGAAAAGACGCGCACCGGCAAGGACAAGTGGGCATTCGTGCAGGACAGCGACGAGGTGCTGTTTGAGGCCCCAAAGGGCACGGTCATAAAGAGGGCCAGATGCAGGCTTATTGGCGACATCGAGCCTTTTTGGCACAAGCGCCTCGCCCGCTTCATGCCTAAGGCCTGCGCGAGGATAGTGCTGGAAGTGGTCAGCGTTCGTGCAGAGCAGCTGAAAGACATTACGCGCGGTGACTGCATGGCCGAAGGATGCCCGTTTCCCAACATGGCCATTGGCCCAGATCCCCGTCAATGGTTCGCCGATCTCTGGGAAACCATTCACGGGCCTGGAAGCTGGGAACGCGACCGCAACAATTGGGTGTGGGTGATTGGATTCAAGCGGGTAGCGTCATGAGGGCCAAGCGCAGGTTCATCGATGGCGTGGAGTACATGGTACTCGGCACAACGATAGAGCGAGACAAAGGCTTCCGCGTCATCTATCAGAGCTGGACGACAACTGCTGGCAAAGTCGAGTACCGAGACGGCAAATACACGCACCCGAAGAAGCGGCTTCAACATCGTCAACCAACCCTAGTCAGTGGAGCACTATGTGAACCAACCAAGTGAACTTGAAACTATCATCCTCGATGTCCTTGATGAGAACCCTGCAGGCCTTGCTCACGAGAAGTTGTCTCGCCAGGCAAAGGCCAGGGCGCGCGTGAACCAAGGCGCCATCAATATTGCTCTGAAGCGGATGGAGGAGAACAACCAATTCCGGAAGCATGACGACGGCCGGTACCAGCGCGTTGCGCCGGCGGCCGAAGGTGGCGAAGTGGCGCAGGGCGATGAGCGATTGGGCATGAGCGTGCCGGTATTTGGCAAGGATGAGGAGACCATCGCCACCGTGGCGAGGAAGCACACCAACAAGCTGCTTCCCGCCTCTGCAGCCATGGGGCCAGTGCCGGCTGACAAGATCCACGCCGAAGCAGTAACGGGATACAGGATCACCATCAATGGCATTGACGCAGGACTGTTTCGACGCTGCGGCGGGGCCCAGTCTTTCCCGGTGATGGAGAACGCCGAGGGAGAGACCCTGACGCTGAGCCCCGAGCCCTCGCCATTCCTGGCCGGCTACACTCTGTCCGGCGCGCTCAGTGGCGTGATCGTGGACGCCAGCCCGGGCATTCGGAAAATCTTGGGGGTCTGAGCCATGGCTGCCAGAGAGCGAGTTGCGATTGATGACTTTGAGGAGCTGATGGAGTAATGGCAGACGCCGCACTCCAGGTCAATGATGCACTCCTCACGCCTGCCCAGATCGAAGAGATTACGGGCATCCAGGGCGCGCACCCGATCGCCCAACGAAACAGGCTACGCTCCTGGGGCATCAAGGCTGAAATCAATGGGCATAAGCAGGTGGTCTGTTTCTGGTCGTGGGTGGCCGCCGCAGCTGCCTTGCGCGGGGCAGATGGCGCGCGATACATTCCAGCAGCCCCGGCGAACGATCGCGATGGGGGCGATATCGGAATGAACCTGGAGGCCTTGCACAGTGGCTAGACCGCGCCGAGCTGAAGACCGCTGGATGCCGACGAATGTGTATCGCGGCAAGAGCAAGTACGAGTTTCATGCCCCAGGCGGGAAGGTGATTGCATTATGCCCACTAGATGCGAAGCAGTCCGAAGTCTGGGCGGCCTATGAGCAGGCGGTAGCTGGCAGCGCGCCAACCGTGGACAACCTGGCAAAGCAGTATTTTCAAAGCCGTGAATTCACGCGGCGCAGACCAAAAACACAGGAGGGCTACCAGGCGTCGTGGGTCATCCTTTCCAAGGTTTGGACAGGGGTCGATGCAACCAAGGTGCGCCCCGTGCACATCAGGCAGTATATGGATAAGCGCGGAGAGAAGGCGGAAGTCGCCGCGAACCGCGAGTACTCCCTGCTGAGAAACGTCTTTGCGTGGGCCTTCGAGCGCGGTCGCGTGAAAATGAACCCGTGCTTGGGCGTGAAGAAATTCCCCGAGCGCCCCCGCGAGAAGTACATCGAAGACGCCGAGTACTACCCATTCTTGGAGTTGTCGCGGCCGGTGGTCCAGGTCTTCATGGAGATCTCCTACCTGTGTGCTGCGCGAGGGCAAGATGTGCGAACCTTGACGATGCCTCAGCTCCGGGACGATGGCATTTTCATTCGTCAGGGCAAGACCGGCAAGAAGCAACTGAAGCAATGGACGGCGCGGCTCCGCGACGCTGTCGAAGCAGCGAAGCAATTGCGCAGCGTGATCCTCGAGCAGCATCCCGGCATCGTCAGCCCGTATTTGATCGTCACGCGCACGGCCACACCCTATACCGAGCACGGCCTGAAAACGCTATGGGCCAAGAACAAGGCAGTTGTGGTTGCCGAATTGGCAAAGCGAGCCGGGCACGACCCGGACAAGGCCGTCATGGATTGGACCTACCACGACATAAAGGCAAAGGGCATCAGCGACTTTGAGGGCGACAAGCAGGCCTTTTCGGGCCACAAGTCGCAGCGTCAGGTCCAAGATTACGACAGGCGGACGCAGGTAGCGCCGACGCTGGAGACCAGCGTGCGGCCGCTCAAGCGGCAATAATTTTAGGAAACGTTTTAGGAAACGGGAGGTGTCTGCAGTGGGAGCCACGAAGACAGTATTGAAAAATATGAAAAAAAATGGGGTGACTGACGGGGCTCGAACCCGCGACAACCTGAGTCGCAGTCAGGGATTTTACCCCTGCATCATCAACCACTTACAAGAAATTTTCCTAAAATATTCTGAATTTTATCCCGCCGAAATTCAACAACTTGCGAGTTTCGTTCCCGCAGTTTTAGGACGGCTCCATGCGGTTTCCCGTGGCCGCCGGTGTCCAATGCATTGCGTACCTCCTGAACGTGAGTCATTGATGCTCAACGGGGCGCGTGCATGATTCCCGTCACCCAAACCGTTCTTCATGACCCAGCAACTGGCGCCTTCGGCAATTGCTTCTCTGCGATGCTGGCAAGCCTGCTTCACGTACCAATCGAGGACGTCCCTGTGTTCTGCGCTGCCGATACATGGCGGCGTGATGTGAATGAGTGGCTGCGCCCGTTCGGCCTCGCCTACCTGGAGTTTGACGGCAACCTCCTTGCAGAGCAGGGGCGGCACTTCGGCATTGTCGGGCTCCACCATGAGGTTGCAGGCCAGAGCCCCAGGCACACTGACTCATTGCATTCCTGTGTGGGCCAGGACGGCTCCCTGGTATTCGATCCCCACCCGTCGCGCGCAGGCGTGACTCCGATTCAGTACACCGGCTTGTTCGTGGCGCTCCGCCCTTGGGAGTGGAAGCAAACTTGCGCAAATAAGCAAACTGAACAGGATGCTTGCCATGGCTGAGGTCGTGCTCGAAGGTCCGGCAATATGTGGCTGGACGCCACGCCAAATTGCTGCGGCCCTCGATCGGTTCTATAGACATCAACGTGGGTTCATTCAGCCCCCACCCCACATGGCTGAAGCGGTGATTGCACTGCAAGCATGGTGGGACGAGCGCTTTCTTTCACCGCCACCAGACCAGGAGGCCCCCATGACCGCAGCTGAACAACCGCCCGAAATGCGCACCTACCAATGCTTCAAGATGGTGCAGGCGTTCAAAATCGAGAAACTGACACCGCAAGAAGATGGCTGTCTGCTCATATCCGAAGAGCAGGCAATATGTTGCGATTCAACGCGCTTGCGGGGCAGCGAGGCGTGCCGCATCCAAGTGCATGTGCCCCAGCAGTACATGGAGAAGCATGACCCCAAGGCTGGCGGATACTTCGTACGCTATGCTGACGGGTACGCGTCCTACTCTCCAGCCAAGGCCTTCGAGGAAGGCTACGCACCGGTGCACCTGAATACTGGTGCTGGCGGCCTGCGTTTCGGTCAAGCGCAGATCTGCCTCGGGCGGGGCCAGCGGGTCGCGCGCGCCGGCTGGAACGGCAAAGGCATGTGGCTGGAGTTCGTGCCAGGCCACGGTCAAGACCTTCCCTTCTATCGCATGCATTACCCAGTCGGCAGTGCCGCCTACCCCGAAGGCGCACGCGTGCCATGGCTCGCATCGCAGACCGACATGCTGGCGAGGGACTGGGAGGTGGTTTGTGGGTAGAGGCAACTTGATTGACGGCAGCGACGATCACTACATCGAGAAGCATCTGGACGACGGCACAATGGTGTTGTGTGAGGAAACCAAGTTTCCCGCCCGGCGACTGATCCTGGTGCTGGAACACGCCACCATTGGCGACGCATTTTGGGCACCCATGGTGAATGCGGCACTGGTGGACTGGGCCCAAACGTACCCGCAGGGAGAAATGCCAGTGGACCACGTGTATCAACACGCGTTCGGGACCACAATTCAGGTTATCGCCCCCGGCATGAGAGAGGGTCGCCCCTCCAAGGCCGATGACGAAGATGACACGCGCGCGCCACAGACCGTACCCGAGATAGTAGGTAGGCTTCGGGCACTGGCTGTTGAAATGTTCTGGGTGGGAACGGCCATGGACTATTTCGGCGGCTTCACTGAACTTGCCGTGCACGGACGGGAGTTGGTAGGCGCAGCCGCCATCGCGTGTCAGTGGGCCGACTCGATCGAGCAAGGAGGCGCCTAAGAATGAAACTGCATACTGAACTCAGGGACTACGGTCGCACGGTAGTGATGACAATCACGCGCGGCGGCCGCAGTGCCTGCAGGCGTCGCCGGGCGATTAGATTTCATCGTGCTCGCCGCCCAGTTCGCCGCAGTGCTCAGCTTCAGCGCGCGGCCCTTGCACTGGGGCTATCGCCGAGAATGCTTGGACTTCAAGGTCTTGGTCGGCGACATCATTGGCCACGGGCGACTGGAGCGCCTTCGGGGAGTCCGTATGGAGCGATTGCCGCATCAAATCGGCCTTAGCCTTGATCAGTCGGCCTGCTTGTACGTTTACCCACGTCTCGCTCCACTTCAGTGGTGCATAGATAAGGAATAGCAGCCACAAAGGCGTGGTGTACAGCAGATACGCGATAATGTGCATGATGCCTCCCAAAATTCGATGCGGAAGGGTGGCATCACGACATTCCCGAGAGGACACCCATCGGCACAAATTTTCTCGCCGCCGGAGCAATTCGACGTCTGCCGCCGCGCCCCGGGCAGCAAATTTCTGCCTTGGGGCATCTTGAGGCCAAGAAAAGAGGCGGAACTGAGCTGTTTCCGAAGAATGAGGCTCCGTCTATAGTCCGCCCACCAGCGCCCGTGAGCCGGAATCCCATGAAGTCCACCACCCAGCAGCCTCAGCCAGGCCACCGCCCCATCAGGGCGTACTACGTGGAAATCCGGAACCTACACGGCCATGTTGCCAGTGGCTTTGAAGCCAAGGGATTCCTGAGTACCGAAGGGGTCTTCACTGCCCTGCCCGGCATGCTGCCGACCAGCAATAAGAGTTATCGGGCGAGCGATCTGCCCGATGATGTAGTGGTGGTGACTGGCCGGGACCAGCGGGGAGAAATGCGGAGCATCGCGCAACGCAAGGAAATTGCGGCCGTGGCCGAGGCACACGGGTTTACGGTGAGGCGTGGAGCGCCGAAGTCGGGCTGATAGGGCAGCGTTGGCCGGTGCCGGACAGTGGCCTGCACCGTCACCGGCCAAGCAGGATCATCCTCTGATGGTCGACCCTCCCAGTGGGCCAGTAGGCACAAATGGCGTGGCGTCAGCGGCGAGCAGGCGGTCCAGCACCTCGCGCGCGCCGGGCTCGAGGGTATCGCCGTCAGCAACTTTTTGCTGGATCTCCATGGCGCAGGCACGGACGTGAGCCGCGTAATCTGGCGGCGATGCCTCCAGCTTCAGCAGGTATTCGATGGTATAGGTGTACATGTTGGCCTCCTTGTAGGCGTGTTGGTACGGCAACAATGTCGCGTCACGACCGCCCCGCGGCAATACCCTTGAAGCCCAACCTGCGCCTCACTCTGCAAAATCGATCTGCTCCAGCAGGTGCCGCAGACGAGGGCTGACCACGATCCCGTCTGCGGCCCGGTCCGAATACTTCTGCCTGGCCTGCATTGACTGGTAGATGGTGTCGGCATCGATGGCCATGCTGGGGTTTGTCTGGGAATACCGGATCATCTGCTCTTTCACCTCGTCCAGTGCCTCCTCGTCGCCCTGGCGGTGCGCCAAGGCAAACCGATCCAGCAGGCGCTGGCGGCGCTGCAGGATGCGCTGCTCGATGCGCTTGATGGCATTGTTCTCCTCGTAGCGCTCGCTCAGCACCGTGGGCGTGAAGCCTAAGGCCTTGGTCACGACATCGGCCATGTCCATATCTTCCACCAAAGGGTCGCCCCGCATGGAGTTTGCGCCTTCAGTGGCATACCGGTAAGCAGCCACCCCGTCCTTCGCAAACTTCGGAAGGACGGCCTCTGCGGCGCGCAGGTACTCTTCTTGCCCGATCAGCTCCTTCGCCCGCAATGGCCCCAGAAGCAGCGCATTGGGCACCGGGCCCACCAGCTGCTCCAGCCAGTGCTGGTAGGCCTCTTCGCCCTCAACATCACGATTCGATTCGCGCAACCACAATTCATCGAGCCCGACTCGCGACGAGATAGTGGCACCAGTGAGGACGTCCACCGGGCCCCGGGCAATCATGGCTGCAACATTCTTGTTCCCGGTCATGTCCACCAGGAACTGGCGGAACTCTGCTTCGAAGATCCACGGCTCATCTTCATCGTCGTAGAGGGTTTCCAGCACCAGCGCCACTACGTCCATCAGCCAGGGTAACCCTTCCACCCCCGAAAAGACTGCCGTCATACCCAAGATGCCCGCCAGCTTGCGGCGAGCCTCGCGCTTAACGGCCGGCGACTCGCCGGCAATGGATTGCTGCAGCGAGCGCGCCAACAAGTAGATCATGGCCTGAGCGTATTGCTTGAACAGCAGCACCACCGCCGCTGCGTCACTCTGCATGACACGTGCACGGTTCGCGTTGGTGTAATTGAAGTGGGACTCCTTGGTGAGGTCATGGGCCTCCAGCACGGCTTCGTTCACGCCCATCCCCTTCTTTCGCGCCAGGCGGTAGGCAGCCAAGGCCGTCACTTCGCGGTTGAACCGCTCCCCGCGATGAAACAGGTACGCAGTGAGGCTCATGACCCGATGGGCCACCGAGTTGTACTCAAAGCCCTGCTCCGCCAAGCCAGCGAGGTCGTGCGCCTGGGTGCGATCGATGGTGCCGGCCTGCTCCAGCAGCCGCAAGGCGTCGGCCTCATCTCCCGTCAGCACGCCGTAAATCGAGCCGCGGCCACGGAGCCAGTCCTTGGCGGCCTTGTTCAGCTCCGCTGCCGTCGATCGCATACCATAGCGCGCACCGATCACCGGCAGCGCCACCATGGGTGTCTGCAGGATGTTCACTGCAGCCGCCGCCGAGGTGACACCTAGGTAGTACACGAATCCGATACTGGTGAGGAACGACGCCCACTGCGCCCGGCTGGGGTTCATCGCCCACTCATGGCGCTTGTTCAGCTCGGTGAGATAGTGGGCGGCCGCCCGGCGGGTGGCTGATGACTGTGCAATGGCATTCACGTTCTGCAGCCGGTAGGCCTTGGAAGGATCTGCCAGAACGTCGATTTCCAGCAGCTCTCGCGCCGCCCGGTTGCTGGCAGTCTTCACGTCCTCATGGAAATCAGCGAGTTCACGCTCCAGGCGATGCGCATGCCGCAGGCGCGCCAGCTGGTACGCGCCATGGTACATGTGGTTGGAGAAGGACCGGAGCGCGTCTTCGGAGTAGCCGGCCACCTTGCCGCGGTGGATGAAATGCTTGCGCACCGAAAGGTCCGGCAGTGACTGCAGGTACAGCTGGTAAATCTCGTCGCGCAGCTTGTCCGTCGTCGGCCCGCCAATGTCGGCCAGCATCGCGTCCACTTCGGCAACGAACGCCGCCGGCACTGCCGAGCTCTGGACCTGCCCTTTCACCTTGGCTCCTGGCGTGACCTCCAGGCCCGGCAGGTCGCGAACCTTGCGGAGAAAGGCCTCCTGCTGCCCGACCGTCTCGAACATGTGGAATGACGACGACTCACCCTCCTGAACGCGCACCCAGTAGTCACCGAAGCGGGCCAGTGGGAAATACGGGGCCTCAACCTTCGCGCCTTCGAAGCGTGCGCGCAGGGCGTCAATGGCAGCCTGGCGGTGCTTCTTGCTCGCAATGCTGTCGTTGATCCTCTCGATCAACGCCTCCAAGGTTCGCTCGTGGTGGGTCGAGTAGGCATCCCGGACCTCCACGTACAAGGCCTGGGCCTCCGGGCTGAGCTTGTCCCACAGGGCATAGATGCGAGGCGCCGCCTTGTGGCGGTTCTGCTCCTGGTGGAGCCTCATCTTGGCCTGTTTCAGTTCGGCCATGAACTTGGCGGTGTTCTCGCCACTGCGGCCCCGGGCCTTCTCGCGAATGGTGCGCATGTGCTCGCGGGTTTCTTTCGGCGTGGTCAGGGGCTGGTACTGCTCCGCCGGGTCTACACCGGCGATGGTGGCTTCATGCATCACTTTCGAGAGCAGCTGCCCCATGGCGCGGTCCTTCTGCGCGAATTTGCGCCACTTGTCAGCCAGGCCGGCACTGTCGGCCATCAACCGGTTGCGGTCGGCCTCCATGCTTTCGGCAATGCGCAGGTAGCGCTTCATGGACGGCAGCACCTTGGTGCCAAGGTCGATGAGTTGGTCCCTTGTTAGCGTTGCAAGGAACGCAGGGCGTAGGTTCGACAGGGCCCAGCCGGCACGCTGCAACGTGCTGACCGTTGGCGCCTTCTCCACGGCGGTTTTGATGGCGGCCGCCAGCTTTGGCGGGTCCTGCCACGGATCGAATTTGTCCGGCTGCTCGGACAGCGAGAATGCAATGTCACCGGCCACCTTGCGGTACTTTTTCAAATCACGTTCGGTGTATACTCTGCCCGGGCCTTGATTTTGGTTACTGGTTCCAGGCAATCGGAGCCTGGGGTATCGGTTTCCAACGTCAAGGCTTTTCTTTTTGTCCTGGTACCGCAGCAATCCGTCGTGTACCCATCGGGTCAGCGGCGCCCTTTCCTTCTCGTAGGCATTTACCACCAGGTGGAGTTCCATCTGGCGGCCGGCCGCCGGTTGCAGCACCACCAGGATGGGGCTGCCGTCCACCGTCTCCGGAGCCAGGAACACCAAGCGCCCAGGGACAGTGTCGGATTCGAACACTGCAACCGGATTCTCAAGCCATTCGGGCACCTGCTTCCAGTGCTCTGCTGACAGGCGGTGATTGTAGCGGCCGGCAATTACCTTGCCCTCCGCAATGTGCACGGGCGTAGCCGAATAGCCCAGCATTGCCAGCACATCTGACGCGTCCAACACCTTCACGCCGAGCTCTGCGGCCTTGGCATCTTCGGCGTACAGGGCATCAATGCGCGCCTCATATTCAGCACGCGTAGCAGCTGTGCGAGATGCCGCCGCCCCTGAGCCTTCCTGCTGTTCACGATTGCCTGTGCGGAGAGAATCGGCCGCTCGCAGCAGCATGCCGCGCACGTCATTCAGGCTGTAAGGCTGCCGGAAGCCCAAGATCCGCAACATGCGCCTCACCCCTGCCTGCAGCCGCACCAACACCGGGTGCCGTACGCCGCTCTCTGCCAGCTTCGCCACTACCTCTGCCGCCTGCTGCTCGGCCGTGTAGTCCGGGTACAGGTTGGCGACTTCTGCCGCAATGGGCTTCAGGCGGGCGTCTGTCTTGGCAAGTCGCGACACGTCGGCGTAGATGCCGGCCAGGTTGCCCCTGAACTCTCGCTCGAAGGCAAAATGGCCCACCACCTCATGTGCCAGTGTCCGTTCTGCCTGCGCCCGATCGGCAATGCCTTCAGCCAGCAGGTACACCGTGCGGGACTGCCGGTCATACAGCCCATTGACCGTGCTGCCCGCCTGCTCGACCTTGGCATCCAGCCGAGAGGGCAAGTAGCGCGCGTTGGGCACCACCACCACGCTCGGGGCGCTCGGCCAACGGCGCAGCTGCCGTGCAACCACCGCCTCCACATCGCCAACAGGCAGGTGGCGACCAGGTTCGGGTGTGCTTCGGGACTCTGCCGCTGCAGCGTCTGCCTGCGTGAGAGCCGGCACGCGCTTCTCGATCACCACCATCCTGGCACTGGCGCCCGTGGTCACCGGCAGCGAAGGATCCAGGAACGTGCCCTCGGGCAGCTTTTCGTTGGTACCGCCCACCTGATCCAGCCAGGCTCGAAAGTCGCGGGCGGACTGGGTGTCACGGAAGAAGACGCTTTCGCCCATGAGCGAAACCAGGCGCCCGCCAGGTTTCAGCAGATCGTAGGCATGCCGAACGTGCTGCATGTCCCTGCCGTCGCTGAAGGGCGGGTTCATGACGATGCGGTCGTATCCACTGGCCGTGCCGTTCTTCTGCACACCGGTGAGCTCATCCCGGTTGAAGTAGCCCAGGGTGAGGCCAGCATCGTCCACCAGCCTGACCCGGTTGGACCAGCCGCCGGCACCGCGCATCACACCTTCGGTTCCGTCGGGGGCGCGGAAGGTATCGCCAAACGTGAAGGCTGCCCGGATCTCCTCATCGAGGAAGTCCTGGCCGATCAGGTTGTAACCCTTGGCTTCCAGCAACTCCCGCCTGGACGACGACATCTCGATCACGTCCGGCTCGGCGCCGGCGGCGCGGACCCTGTCTGCCAGGTGGCCCATGCCGGCAGAGGGCTCCAGCACCGCCATGTCCGACTCAATGCCAATAGCCTGGATCATGGCATCGGCAGCAGCCTCTGGCGTCGGGAAGAAGTCCAGACCATCGCGCGCCCGACCAACCATGGCGCGCTCCAGCTCCTTGATACGGTCTGCTTCCGCAGCCTGCTCGCGCAGCGAGACATACTCGTGGAGGGCTGCACGCAGCTCCCATGGCTGCTCAATGCCGATTCTGGCCAGGGCCTTGCGTCGTTCGTAGGCCGCTTCCAGTTGCCAGGGCACGCGTGCGGAAGTGGTGCGGCGATGCGCCTTGCCCAGCTTTTCAACGATTTCGTCGCCGAGCTCCGGCGCCAGGCTGATGCGCGCGTCTGGATCCCCCGCCCACACGCCACGCCCCTGGGCTTCGGCCGGGCTCATCACAATGACGTTCTGGCCGCGACCGAATGGCAGCACGATGGCCTTGCCAACCAGGCCGCTGCGGCGGATTGCATGCTCGGCCGCCTCGCGGTTGGCGAACTTGGCCTGCTGCCCGTCTTTGAACGAGAAAGGCGTGACCTTGTGCAGGTTCTTCTTGGCGAACTCGACATAGCGGCCTGTCACGTCGTCGGCGATCTTGCCGAGCCTGGTTACCAGCCTCTTGGCCCCCTCCAGCTCGCTCATCTCGCGCGCCAGCATTGCCAGGTCCGACCGGAACATGGTGTAGCTGGGGAATTCGGCGAACTCGACGGTATCCACCGTGGGCGGCTGCCCCTTCCGCTTCTGCTGCTCACCATAGTCCTTGTGCTTTGCCTGCAGCTCGCGGGACTTGGCCGACTCCACAATGCTGTTCAGCAGCTCCACCTGCGTCTTGGCGCGCACCCGCACCAGGAACTTCGTCTTGCCGGCGTCGATGGCTGCGGCGATGTTGCGCATGGTCTTGGCCATGGCCTTGTCGGCGCGCGCCGCCGCTTCGGCGCTGGCTGCCATGCGAGCGCGCCGGGAGGTGTTGGCCTTGCGCTCCATCGCCAGGGCCTCATCGGCACGCTCTTCCAAACGATCTGCCATCTCCTGCAGGCGCTGTACTGCGGTCTGGCTGCGATCGTCAGCGAAGGCATCACGCAGGCTCTCGGCCGCCTCGTTCGCCGCCGTTGCATCGCCATTGGCGAGCTGAACGAAGGCTTGGGCGGTGTCCCTGTCCTTGAACTGGAACCCAGGCACTGCGCCGGCGCCCCGGAACGATGAGTAGTAGCCACCCATACGCTTGGCAGCACTGTTCAGTGCGTTGAAGTCCTCGCGGGGAACCCTCTCACCGAGACGGACGACGAACAGATCGTGGCCCTTCTGCGTATGGGTCGTGGAGATGATCTCGGCGTCGACCTTCTGGCCGGCAGCCTGTATCGGCGTGTCACTCCTGCTGGAGCCCTTGCGAGCCGCCCAGGAGGACTCGGCTTGCAGGGCGTCGAACGCCACACGCTGCTCTGTCGTCAACAGCGCCCGGGCTTCCGTGCGAGTCTTGCCCTCACGCTGGTGGAGCGCCATGAAGTTCTGAAAGTCTTCCAGGGACTGCGGGTTCTGTAGGCTCTCCAGCCGCTCAGTGCGCCGGGCTGCGGCCTCCTCACGGGCCTGCTGAATCTCGTTGGCGTAGGCAGCAAGATCAGCCTCCGTGTGCGCCTCGACGAGTTCCCGCAGGGCAGCCAGCTTCGCCTCTTCATGGCGCTGGGCAGCGCCCGTGGCCAGCACATAGCTGTTGGGGCCGTAGTCCTTGCCCAGGGCAAATGACTCGCGCAAAGCGCGGTAGGTGGCTGCCACCACCTCTGCCTTCCGCTCGCTTTTCAATCTGCCGCGACTGTATGGATTGAGCATGTCCAGGAGCGCATCCTTGGTCATGGCCGCCAGTTCCGTGGTCACCAGCTCAGGGTGGGACGTCAACAGGTCGAATGCGGCACGGTATTCCTGCAGGCGTACCGTGCCGCCACGCAGGTCATCCAGCGTGGCGCGGATCTGTGCCACCCTGGAGGTGGGCACTTCAGGTGCCGACTCCACCGGATCAGGTGCTGCAGGCTGGGCCTCGGCACGGGTTTCTGGCCGCACCTGGTCGATGAAACTGCGGAACTCCTCCTGGGAATCAAACCCGATGCGCCACAGTTCAAACACCGGATCTGTCAGCAGCTTGTTGGGATCCTTCACTCGGACCTTCGATGGGTAACCGTCTTTGGTGGTGGAAACCCGCTCCACCACATGGCTGCCGAACTTGTCGCCAGGCTTGTACTGCAGAGCCTTCGTTGCCAAGTCCCGCTTGATCTCCAGTTTGCGCTGGGCCTGCTCTTCAGCACGCGCCTCCCGCACCTTGTCCACGCCAGTGGCGCGCTCAGCTTCAGCCCGCGCAGCCTTCTGCCACCGTGCAAAGTCAGCTTCGGCCTTGTCCAAGGCATTGCCCCGTGCCGCGGACTGCTTCTGATTGAACTTACTGCGGCCGGCCACTGCCGATGACGCCACGCCGGATCGAACATTGAGCACCTTGAGCCGACGCTCGATGTACTCCGCCTTGGTTTTCGCCAAGGCGTGGTTGAGCGCCTCGCGCGTGGCCTCGTCCGGGTCGCCCAGTTCCTGCAACAGGTCGGTGCGCAAGCCTTCCATGAAATCAACGTAAGCCCGCTGTTCTGTTTCAACGGCACCGCGTGTGCTACCCAAAGCGGTATGCGCATAGCCTGCGCTTATGGCGCTTGCAGGTAGATCCGAGTGATCAAAGACCGGCGTGTCGCTTTGAGCTGCCGCGTCCACGTCCTGGGCAGCAACTGCCTCCTCGGCCGCTGCCTCAGCCGTTGCAGGACTTGGCCTTGCCCGCGGCGTCTCGTTTGCGATCTGGCTCTGCTCGTCAGGTGTAAGACCCGGCTTCGCGGGTGCCGTCGGCGCTTCCCGTTTGAACTGCACCTGGTCTCGCTGTGCGCGGAGTAGCTCGCCGCGCGACAGCGTGGTTCCAGATCCAGTAACCGGATCCACAACGCGTACCGCGCCATCGGTGCCGATGCTCTCAACGCGCATGGGCTTGCTACCCTTTGCATAGCCCACGTCCCCAGAAGGAGTGATGATGTCGCCAACATCAGCGCCACCAATGAGCTCACGGGCCGCCTGGCGCCGCGCCTCAACCTGACGCTTCTTCTTCTCGCGCTCAGCTGCCCGCTCGCGCTTCCTGATTTCCTCGATCTCAGCAGCCGTGGCCTTCTTCTTCGCAGGTGCCGACACTGACGGCTGCAAGGGCTTGCTGGTATCCCCGTCCCTCAGCCAGTTGCGGAAGTCCTCCACGTTCATGGCCGTCACCGGTCCCAGCTTCCAGCCCTTCTCATAGTTCGAGAGGTATCCGGCCTCCGCGTCCTGTTGGGTGTCGAAGCCCATCAGCACCTTGTGCTCGTCGAAGGTGCCGTCCTGGTTCACCTGGTCGACCACGAACACGCTGTCGCTCTCGGGATTCGGCCCAACGAACACGTCCACGTGGTCGCCGTCGGTCCGCTTGATGTAGCCGTAGTGGTGCTGCATCTCCACTTCCCACGTCTTGCCGTTGGGATCGGTACCGGAGCGCGTGGATCCGCGCGGGTTCTCGATGGAGATGTCCAGGCCCTGCACTTTGACGTGCCCCAGCTTGTAGTTGCCGGCCTCCTTCTGGGCATCTGTAGGCTCGGGAAGGCTGTTCTGCGGCGACGTCGCTGCTTCATGCGCCTCTGCGTCCACGGCCGCAGGTGTCAACCGCGCCCGGATTGATTCACCTTGAGCCACGGCTTCTTCGATGGCAGCCTTGTCCGCATCAGACAGCGCAGAATCGATTTTTCTGAAGTAGCTGGTCAGCCGGTCATCAGTAGGAAGTCCACGCTTGTAGTTGGAGTACATTTCCGCAACGTACTCGTCAATGTCATCGAACTTGGCACGCGGATAATCGCTGCCCTCCTTCCCTGGGATAAGCTCCTTGTGCAAGTCGCCCCGGATCGCCGCTGTTGCGGCAAGGCGATCCTGTCCGCTTAGAGCATTCATGAAGCCCCAGTGACCAACCTCATGGTGAACGGCACGGGTTGGCGTCATTCTGGTCGGGTCATCATTGCCAGGGGGTGCCCATTCGGTTTCCCGGGTAGTCAGATAAATCTGGTTCTTGGTCTTGTCATAGCCCGCGCTGGCACCAAAACGGACGGATTCGCTGACGGTTATCGTCGGGAATGGGAACTCGAGGTTTGTTCCGGTGAGTGCTTGCTCGACAGCCTGAGCCATCCCTTCTGGTGCATTGCGTTCGTACGCGCGGTCTTTGGCATCGAACGTGACATGCCGGGCCCCCTGCATGTCTTGGAGCGCGCGATTGGCTCCAAGATTCACACTGGCAGCACGAGCTGCTTCGATTGCACGCGATGCGTCACGCTTGTGAATGAAGGATTCAGCTAAAGCATCACCTTCTGAATCCGACACGCGGTAGTCCATGCGTATCTCTTCCAGTAGCCCAGGCAACCTTCCCAACGATTCTGGGGTCTGTTCCTCAATCCACTTGCGGTACGCCTGGAACTGGGCGCTGCCAGCTGCCTTCGGCGCTGCTGCTGGCGCTTCGTCCATGGGAAGGCCTTGCTGCGGCGCGGCGGCCGCTGCACGCTGCTGCATCCCCCCTGCAATCTCCATGAACTTGTCGCGCGCCTCCGCCGTCTTGAACAGGAAGCCCGGGACGGCGCCGTCCTCGTTGAAGCGGGAGTACCGGCCGCCGTTTTTGCGTGCGATGGCCGACAGCTGGCTGAAGTTGTCCACTCGCTGGATCAGCTTTGCCACGTACTGGGGCGCACCGGTGCGTGAGTGCTGGAATTCCCCAGGCTCAAGCAGTGCGCCGACTACTTCGGCAGCGGGTCGAGTGTCAACCTCGGGCGCTGCTGGTTGCTCGGGCTGTTGCTGGGCGGCAGCCGGCGGTAGCGCTTCGGCTGGGTCTTCGACTGCGGCTTGGACTGCTGCTGGCTCCAGTGTAGTTTCATCGCCTGCTGTCTCCTGTGCGGTGGGGGTTGGTCCCGGGCTACCAGCACCCTGCTCCACCCCATCGGGCGCGGGCATGGCACTGGCTGCCGGGTTGGTTGAAACCTGCACGGCAAAGCCGCCATCCACTGGGATGACAGCGGCGCCGGGGTTGTCCTTGAACACCTGGCTGGCTTTGGCACTGCGCTCGCTGGCGAAAGGCTGCCCGTTGGTGCGCCGGTGGAGCATCTGGGGCGGGATTTCGTCCGCCTCCATTTCCTGAATCTCGCGCTCGAGCTCGGCGCCTATTCTGACCTCACCGGTCTCGGGATCTACGCCAGGCGGCACTTGCTGCTCGCTCTGTTCGGCGGCATCAGGCGCCGGTGGCGCCGGCTCTACTTCCACAGTCTCGCCCGTTTGTACGGTCCGGGGCTTGCCCGGCTCCGCCGGGCGCATGCGATCGGCAGCGGCAGCTGTTTCTTCGTCCGTGGGCTCCACGTCCGGCTGGTCTTCTGCACGGCCGGGTGTGATGGCGCCAAGGCCGGCACCGACACCAGCGCCCACCACCATGGAGTGCGCCACCGCTTCGCCGAACTCGCCCAGGGTCATGTCCTGGTCCAGCGCCAGCATGTCGTAGCCGCTCTGTAGCACCTGCGTCAGGCCCTCCTGCAGACCCTCGGCCATGCCGGCTTCCATGATCTTGCTGAGTCGTCCGGTGTCGCTGAGCAGGATGCGCAGCGGCGTGGCTTCAGAGACGAACTCGAAAACGGTGAATAGGGCTGCTCGCTGCCGGGCTGCTTCCGGGTCCAGCTCCATGTTGTTCAGGGAGTCGATGTAGCTGTGGCCGTACATCTGGGTGCCCATGACCCCGGAGCCCATGGCCGGCCGGCGCGTCAGCAGCGTGGTGGCCACTGCCGGTGCCATCTCGGCGGCACCGGTCAGAATGTCACGGGTCAGGCCCTTGGCTGACCACTGATCGACGTCAGGCCGCAGCCGGGCGATCTCTTCCTCGTTGCCGCGCACCGCTGACAGCACAGCCTGCAGGCCTTCATCCGCCGCCATGCCACGCTTCTTGAAGCCCTGAATCAGCGCGTCGTGGGATTTCAGCTGCGCGCGCCAGTCGTCGGCCAGTAGCTCTTCGGGGTTTACACCCAGGGCATGGGCGAATTCGCGCAGGCGGCCGTTGTCCGGCTCACGGCGCAGGGCCTGCCGGAACTGTTCGGCTTCGGCCTGGTAGCCGCTGAACGGCCGCAGCCATTTGTTGAGTCCATCCGGCTCGTGCATCAGTTGCCGCGCGCTGGCATTGATGCCCAAGGCAGCGTTCTTGAAGCGCAGCGGCAAGGCTTTGGCCTCGCCCATGAGCACTTCTCCCCAAGAGGGCTCGGTGTCCGGCGTCACGAACTGGCGCCAATCGGCTGCCTCACTGGCCTGAGGCGCCGGTGAAATAGACAGGCGCTGCTCTGTGGGAGTTGGAGCGGCAGGATCAGGTAGCTTCAGTCGGTACCGCGGCGTAGCGGACTGGGGGGGAGCCATGGGCTCGGACGCCTCCAGCAGCGGCGCAGCGCCACTGGGCGTTTTCATTCTGAAGCGCCCAGTGGCGGGCTGAGGCGGTGTTTCGGCGGCGGGCTGGGCTTCAACCGGAGCCGCAGCGCCTGCTCCGGGGTTCACAAGGCGAAAGGCCATCTACTGCACCTCGATCCACTGCTTGCCGTTGGAGCGGTACGTGATGCCGGTTTCGTCGTCCTCGAATTCAACGCCAGGATACTGGGCTGCGTCGGGCAGCGATTCAAACACAACCCCACCAGCCTGCTCAGCTGCAGGTTGGGGCAGATCCAGCCGCTGGGCCGAACCACTTCCGCCAGCACCTGCCGGGGGCAACGTCAAGCTTTGACGGCCACCGCTGGGGAACATGTCGCTGCGGATCTGCCCTACCATGTCCCTCGCCTGCTGCAGCAGAGCCTCGTCCGTCATTGCTGCGAGGCGCGCTTGCGCAGCGGCCAGAGTCTCCCCTGTCATCATCGTCATGTCCCGCTGCAGAGCCTGTTTGTCCTCCAGCAGGGCTTTGTAGGTATCCATGATGAGCGCCTGGGGATTGCTTGTTGCCATGCGCGCAAGCTCGAAAGCCCGCTCTACCGTGATAGGAGAGCCGTCCGGGTTCTTCATGTTCTCCTGGAGATATGTCATCAACTGGATGTTCGCATTCTGGGTGCCACCGCTACCAAGCCCACGCCGCGCCTTTTCCTGCTCCAACTGGAGCTGATTACCGGTCTTGCGATCCTCCAGCTCCAGGCGCTGCCGATGCTTGCGGTCATCGGCCGCAGTAGCAGCCGCCGCCTGCTCGACGGACCGGTCGCCCGAAGCCACACGGAAGAATTCTGCCAGTTGGGCCAAGATCTCGCGCTGGGTGCCTTTGAAGCCGGCATCCTGCAAGTCGTCCGTCACCTCATACACGAGGTTGAACAGGTCTTCGTATGGCACCAGGGCCACCGGATCATCATCGCGCGAGCTGCGCCCCATGGTCAGCGGCGCGCGGTAGGGCTCGCCGTTCTCGGGCGTCACGTCCAGCTCCACGTACACGCCACGGTTCTGTGGGTCCGGATAGATGTCGCCGATCTGCTTGCGGCTGTTCACCGGTTCGCCCTGGTTCAGCACCGGCGAAAGGAAGTAGTTGAGGGCATTCCGAACTGCAGGCTTGTCTATCTCGACGCCATCGGCAAAGCTGGTGGCGCCCAGCAGCAGGTTGTAGGACTGGCGCATCCGGCGCTGCCGCTCCTCCCCCTGCAGGCCACTCAAAGTGAGTTCGTTGATTCGCTGCTTGTACGCGAAATCTGCACCGGCACGCTGGTCTGCCGTCTCCTGCCGCGCGATTCCGCGCGTCCGGTCTTCGTCAGCCTGCTGATCCAGCACCAGGCGGCGCTCACGCTGGTACTTGCGATCGGCCATGTTCTCCTTGGTATTGATCACATTCAGCATCGTGTTGACGCCGCCCATTGCGCCGTCGAACAGGGCCAGGGATTGTCTTGCTGCCATTACGCCACCCGTTTCTTGAGTTTCAGGACATCCTGCTTGATCTCGTCGAGTCCCTCCGCCTGCTCCTGCATTGCGCCCGTGAGCTTCGCCAGCCAATCACCGGCCTTCACCATGCTTCCGTCTTCTGTGGCGATCTGCGGGCTGTCCTCGGCGATCACGCCCGTGCGCTCTCCGGCAGGACCGGCACCGTCCTTGTAGCGGTAGTTCTTCAGCTTCAGCGCCTTCATTTCCTTGAGGTCCTTGCCGGTGTCCGCCGCCTTGATGTCAGTCTTGGCCTTGCGGCTGCTGAGGATCAGTGCACTGCCGGCCAAGCTCGCGACCGAGCCTGCGAGGCCATACATGGAAGCCTTGTGCTGCGCGGCATTGTTCAGGTTCGTCATGTTGCGGTTCTGCTCCAGGCCTGCTGCCATGGCGTAGTCGCCGGTCGACGAGTCCTTGTAGCCCTGCCCCAGCGAGAGCACGTCGCCGCGCAGCTGGTCCTGCAGCTCCACCGCGGACTGCCGCGTGAGGTTCTTGGCTCCCACGGTGGCCCGAGTCTTGTTGAGGTCATGGGACTTCAGCAGCAGATCCCGCTGGGCCGTCGACACAGGCGCGCCGGTGCGGCTGATACTGCGGCGCGTCATGCCCTCGGCGACATCGAAGGCCGGCGCCACACGGGCAGCCGCGCTGTCCACTGCCGATGCAATCACCTCCGGTGAGGAACCAGCGGTCGTCAGCTCGTCAGCCAGGCCGGCGTAGTTGCGTTTGAAGTTCTCGAAGTCTGCCCGCGCCAGCGCTGCGGACTGGTCCTGCATGGTGGTGTCGGGCGTAGGGGTCTTGGGCGACAGACAGCTCACAGGGTTACCTCATCAGGGCGTGCCGGTGGTCGGCGTCGTTTTCGGGTCGAAGAGTCCTTTCTTGTAGGCGGCCGCGGTACCGAGGGAACCGACTGCAGTGCCCAGGGTATGTGCACCGGCGTCCTTCACGTACTGGTTGGCGCCTGCCTGTGCTGCCTTCAGGCCGGCCGCTGCTGCTGCCGAGCGCTGGATACCCTGGCTGCCACTGAGGGACAGGCGCAGACCAGTGGCCAGGTTGCGGACCTTCTTGTTGGCCTGAATGCGGTTCGCCGCGTCTTCGCCAGCAGCGCCGCCGCCGGCCAGCACGTTGGCGCGCAGGTTGTTCTCCAGCATCAAGCGCTGCTTCTGGTTGGGATTGATCTGCGGACCATCCAGCGTGGAGCGAGCTGTGTTCACGGCACGGTCCACCAGAAGCTGTCGCTGTCCGGGCTGGCCGAGCTTTTCGGCATCGGCGCGCTCGAATGCCTGCAGGGGCTCGGTGATGCGCTGGCTGTACTGATACTTCTCCTCAGCCAGCCGGGAAAGCTCCTGCTCGCTCTCGGTCGCCTGGACCGGTTTGGGGCTGCTCAGGCATCCCATGGGGCTTTCACTCCTACTCCGGTTACAACACCATCGTCGCTGGTTTGCAGTTGGAACTGAGGCAAGTCGGTATCAGGCGGAAAATTCCACCCCGCCCAGATTGGAGCCGCTGTGTCCTGTACTGTTCTTCGCTCCTTCACCTCCAGCAGGTAGGCCTCGAAGTCGTCATCGCGGAACACCGCCGCCTCAATCTCCGGGCCCAGGGCCAGAGCATGGCTCCGGCCACCGACGAGGGAGGCCACAAAGACCATGATGTCGGTCAGCACCGAGCGCTTGATGTAGCTCACCTTCAGCATGGCCTCATCGGTGCGCTTCTCATGCTGGTTGGCGTTCTGCCAGTTGAGGATGGCCAGCTCCATCACCGGCAGCAGGCTGGCCTGGTGGGCCTGGTAGAAGGGGTTGTACTGCAGATCGATCAGCGCTGTGCAGAAGGCGCGGTTGATGGCCTCGTCGGCCACCGGGCTGTCCCGGTCGATCAGGTCATCCCATACCTGGGAGATATCCGCCAGCATGAGGAGGAAGGCCTTGGCGTGGGCGTTGCCCAGGCAGATTTTGTCCAGGATCTCGTCTTGCTGGTGCATGTACAGGGCCCGGTGGTGAAGGTTGGCTGTACAGGTAGTAATCGGCCAGGCGCCGATTCTCGCCAGTTGAGATGGGGCTATCTCTCCCGGTTTCGATCCTGGAGTGCGCGCACCGCTCGGGCGAGCGTCTTCAACACCGCACGCACGTCATCCATGGTCTGCACTTTGGTATCGATGTAGCTATCGGCCCAGTCCTGGTCCCGGCGCAGCAGGGGGTCACGTAAGGCAACCAGGCGCTCACGGGCAGCCTTTGGCATTGCCTTCTTGGGGTCATGCTTCTGTAACTTCGGCATACAGGGTCACCGTCACGTAGGGGAAACACTCCAGACGCAGCTGGTACCGGCCGGCCTCCTCGGCACCCCACTCCACATAGCCATCATCGACCACAGTTTGCCCATCCGGGTGGTGCAGTAGTGCGCCTTCAGGGATGCCGGTGATTGTGAGGGTGTGCGTCGTGGTCATGGACAGGGAGGTGGTCACCAACGGCATCACGGGCCGCACGGCGAGTGCGGGGTTGCTACTGAGGTCAATGTACACACGCTCGCTATCGATACCCATCTCCAATTCCAGAGCAGCCTCCCCCGGCGCCATGTTCGCAGCCAGGCAATCGGCCGGCGCCGACAGCACAGCAGTGATCTCGCCCAGCGCGTTGTAGATGGCCCAGCGCTTCACTTTCGAGTCCCCAGCGCGCCCAACGTACGACGTCCCGTCACATGGATGGTGCCCCCTGAGGTGCGCCGCACCTGCATGGTGAACGTCTGGCTACCTGTGAGTGGCCCCGGGATGTCGTCCGCCGTAACCAGTGACAAGGAGTATCCGCTTGGGGCGGAAACCTGTACCAGACCATACTCCACCCCTCCGTGCATCAAGCGCACCTGGTAGATGGTTTCGCCGCTGCCGCTGCTGTAGGTCAAGTTGCAAGTCGCCTGCAGGCGGACATTCTCCGTCGGCCGCGTGCCGTAGTTCACCGTGAGGCTACCCACGTCGTACCACGTGTTGAAGGTGGTCAGCGTGACTCCGCTGGTCAGCGTGATCGTTGCCGGCAGAGAGATGGCATTGCCGGCGACCTGGAGCGTGTCCACCGACAGATCGGCGATGAAGGTGCTGGCGTTGACCGGCGTGATCTGGTCGATCGTCGACATTGCGCGCGCCACCACTTCCCATGACATGGTCCAAAGGTTGTAGCGCGACATCGTGAGCGTCGATGGGTTGAACCAGAAGTCACCGCCGCTGGGAGAGCTCGGCGCCGTGGACTGATTGTAGGTGGTGACATCGGTATAGCCGGCATCGTTGGCCAGGCTGCTGACAGCGGTGAAGTCGTTGGCAATGAACTCCCATGCGCCAGCGCGCCGCCAGTACAGCCGATTTGTGGTGGTGCGATACCAGAAGTCGCCATCCACGCCGCCGCTGGGGGCGGCCGTCGAATAGGTGATGCCGTTCTGCGTGGCGTTGTCTGCCGGCTTGCCGGCGCCGGAAATCTGCGACCACTGCTGGTTCGAGTTCGAGATGGCAGGGGCATACGTGCCGCCGCTGCTCAAGATGACGTTGCCGCTGGTGTCGCGGATTACCATCTGCGCCACTTCGATGGCGCCATTCTTGTCGATTCTCCAGCCTACCCCTCCTGCCGGGTTGTAACTGTTCGACTGGATGGTATTGCCGATCATGAGATTCGTGATGTGGCCAGTGCCGATGATGGCATTCGCGATAGTCCCCGTCGTCGCAAACAGCTTCTCGGCCGCTAACGTGTGAATCTTCGCATTCGTGATCGTCGCATCCGGGATGAAGGTTGCGGCATTGAGCGCGATCTTGTTCACGCCGTTCACAGGGCCGATCATGAAGGGAATATCGTTACCCACGCCGAATTTGCCCACGGCGAAGTAGTCGGCATTCACCAGGAAGCCGCTGGCACCCGGGCCCTCGTTGTAGATCCCGTAGCCTGCCACATAGCCGCCGACGTCCGTCTTCACGTAGTACTCGGCCGCCACGCCATCGACGATGTTTTCCACCACCTCAATGGCCGCCGCGTTTTCCTCGATGCCGGCGATTCGCGTCTGCAGCGCGCTGTACAGGTGCGTCTCCTGAATCATCCCGGTCAGCTGGTCGATGATGTACTCGGGATCCTCTGCCGCGGTACCGGGGGTACCGGCCGTGCCGTTGAAGGGCCCTTCGATCACGGTGCCCAGTACGTTCTTCACGAAGCGGACCCAGTAGTAGAAGGTCTGCCCATCCCCACCCACGGGGTCGGTGTAGAAGCTCGCCAGCGTCGTGCCCAACAGCACAGCCGTCCCCAGGTTGTCCTCACCCGAGCGCCAGACCTCGGCATGGGAGAACCACGGGATCTGCGGAGGGATGTCCCAGGAGACAAAGATCGTGCTGAAGCCGCCCACGGCCACCACGTTGGTCGGTGCCGGCGGCAGCGAGTAGTCGTACTCGATCGGATCGACGCCCGGCGTGACGCCGGGCAGAGGCGGCCCGGTATAGCGCTGCCGCTGCCCATTGCGCGTTGGTACGATCAGGCCGATTGCAATCAGATCGCGGAATGTCGGCTTCGAGTCCCACTTGAGGCTGTCGCCTCTGCCTCGAATGCCGTCCTCCACTTCATGGATCTCAACGACGCGCTGGATCCAGGTATCCAGCTGCGCATTGCCGGTCTTGACGGCACTGAGCCCCGGCTTCTTGGTGACGACGTTATTGACCATCGGTGACCAGTTCCCCGACGGATTCAGCGATTTCTACGCGTTCCACTTCGCTGGTGCCGGTCAACTCGAACTGGAATCGGCGCCCGGCCTTGAACGGGAGGCGGAAGGGCTTGTCGTTTGCCACCGCGTGGGTGCGGGTCAGCACGCCGTCGACGTAGGTCTTCAGCGTCAAGGAGGCATAGTCCTTCGCCGTGAGGCGCGCTGCTGTGAAGTTCGCGTGGCGCGTGGCCACAAACTCTTTGGACTTCCATGCGTATGCCAGCAGCGTGCCTGCATCCCAGGCCACAATGTTGCCGCTGATCAGCAGGTACAGCTTGTCGCTGAGCGGATCGGAATACGCCGCAGTCGGCGCCAGGTCCAGGTGCACGAAGCCCGCATCGGCGTTCTTGGGATCGAACAGGAAGCCGCCCTGCACGGTACCTGTGTTGTAGAAACCCAGGTACATGCCGTTGTAGAGGCAGCCCATGATGCTTGTGGGCTTGTATGCCTGCCACTGGTCCCGCGTCAGGAAGTCGCGCGTCACCACGTCGGCAATGCCCGGCCCGATCAGCACCAGCCCGTCAGGAGATGCATACACCACACCAAAGTCGCCACTCACGACAGATCGTTTCGACACGCACCCCTGATTGATGTGCAGCACCTGGTCGCTCATGGAGCTGGGGTCAGTTCCTTGCACCAGCATGGGATTCTGCTGCGTCAGGGCCACGATGGTGTTGGCGAAAGCACCGATGGCCACGATCGGGTAGTTCGAAGGCTTGGCATTCAGCGGGTTCCAGGCATGCAGCATGTAGGGCTCCGACAGGTAGAGCTCGTTCTTGCTGGCTCCGTATCCGATGCCGTTGTCCAGGACTCCGATGCTGTGCATGTCGGCCGGCGGCGCGTACCAGGTTTCGCTGGGCAGCCGCTCGCCCAGGCCGGCATCTGGCGTTGAGTCCATGATGGACGTGGTGCTGACTGGGATCTCGGCCAGGAAATAGAATTCGGTGGTCGCGTCGTCGGTAGCAGTCCGGTAGATGCGCTTCGTGGCGATGTTGTAGTTGCCGATCGGCGCCGTTCCCAGACTACCCACTGTCACGTTCTCACCCGGCAGCACGTCGATGCTCGCGCTCGGTGGCGAAGGTGGCCCCTCCTCTCCCCAGGCGCTGACGTAGGTTGCCACGTACGCCCAGGTGCGCTTGTCTGCTTCGGTGGCACCCTCTTCTGCGGTACCGCCCTTCGTCACGCTGATCACGATGTTGGGCGCCGGAATACCCAGCGTGTAGGCGTTCATGGGGTAGTTGGTGCCACCGGTGAGCGCGATGGCGTTGTTCGTCACCTTCGGCACACCGTCACCGGTGTAGTAGGTGCGCTCGCTGGTGTCACCTCGCACAGGACCCCGCACGACGTCCACGACTGACGTCCAGTGGAACCAGAATCCCGACGCATCGTTGCCGGGCGTGGGCCCGAATCGGTAGATGGTCTGCTTGGTACCAGTCTTGGTCGGGGTTGCCACCTGCACCGGCGCACGAAACGGCTTCAACGTGCCGGTGTTCAGTTTCGTGTTCACGGCCGCCACCGCATGCTGTGGAGACAGCAGCGTGGGGTCGACAGTGGGCAGCATGCCCTTGAACGAGGTGACGTCGATCTTCATCGCTTACTGGTTCTGCAGCCTCTGCAGGGCTTCCTGCTGTGCCTTCATCTGCTCCATCAGCCGCTCCTTGGCCTCCACCCTGGCATCCGCATCCAGGTAATCGAGCTGGCCGAAATACCACTCCAGGGTGGCATCTTCGTCCGCCATGTTTGGCAGGCCGTCCAGCGACTCGCCGGCCGCCTTGCGCTGGTCCACGATCTGCTTCAGCCGGTTGCCCGCGCGCTGCATCGCATTGGCCTTGAGCCGCGGCATGACGTGCGCCATGAGTACCGACAGCACGTTCTCTTCAGCCTTGGCGATCTGGTCGCGCAGGATGCCTTCTTCGAGTCCGGAAATCGTCGCAGTGAGTGAGATTGTCATGGAGTGCTCCTACACGTTGTTGATGAGATCGAGGGTGTTGGGCGCTTCGAGGTCGATATCGGCCAGCGCTGTCAGTCGGCGATCGCGCGTGCCGAGCGCGGTGCTGAAGGCCACTTCAAACTCCGCCACTTTCAACATGATGCGCTCGGCAAGTGTCGGGACTGGCGTTCCTCGCTGCCATGCCAGGTTATGCAAAAAGTCGAGGCCCAGGGCTTCTGGGTCCGCCAGGTATGCACGCGCCTGCGCCTCCTGCTTGGGCCAGCTGTCGATCTCGTTCTGGTCATAGCCGCCCTTGATCTGAGCCACGGCAGCGCTGTACTGCTGCAGGATCTCGCGGCGCTTGGCTTTGATTGCTCTCGGCACGGCGCGAGCTTGGCGCTCGGCGGCGATGGTATCCAGCTCCGCTTGCGTCAGTTCGACCACTTGGCCGTTGATGATCTGGTTCATGGCTTCAGCCTCTTAAGCAGGACGAAGGTGCCCGACGCGCAGAGATTGGCACCGTCGGTATCAAACGCCAGCCGGACTGCATCGACAGCGTATGCCCCATCGCTGGCGCCTGAAACAGACACTTTGTATGGATGGCCGGTAGAGTTTCGTAGCCCAGAAAAGTCCCATTCAAACTGAGTCGGGTTGGTCGCGTCTGCAGGTCGAATCAGAACAATGGTGCCTGATTGGCCTGCTGTGTCGTTGCCGTCCCCGACACCATTAACTCTCAGATCCTGGTCGTCATCGAATCTCCACACTGGCGACTCATCATCCTCGTCATCCCCCACGAATCCTGCCCAGTAGTACCCCTCTTCCCATGTAGCGCCGCCATCATCAGATAACTGCAGCGTGAGACCGAAATCACTGTCATCGCCCTTCGCGTTGTAGTACCGGATCATCCATTCGTCAGCCGAAGCGTCCAGTGTGAACACTATGGCAGCGGAGTCATCAGCAACTGCCCGCGACACCTCAACCCACTGACCGGGCAGGCCAGCACCGCCGCTACTGACAGGGCTGCGCACCCACTTCGCGCCGTCCCATACGTAGTTTTTGTAGGTAGTACCGATGGCAGGTGACGCTGGGAACAGCAGTGGCACCGGTGCTGCAGCTCGGATCTCCACAGTCCGGGCAAACCAGCCAGATGCCGCGCCCCCAAGCGAGGCTGTCTGTGCAGTCCACGCATCGACGCCAGCACCAGTATCGAACCCTGCTGCCTCATCCGTGGCGTCGGACACAGCTACACGAAACGTCATGCCTGATGGCACAGTTTCGATAGCTACGTTGGCACTGCGATGCCCAGCAAACCCCACGACCCAGGAGCGCCCGCCAGTGTCATCAAGCGTTAAAGCCGGGTAGCTGATGGTATTGCTTGAGCCAGTAGCATAGTTGTTACCCCCAATCGGAGTAGTTGGGTGCGCGTTACGGTAGACATGCACAATCACAGACGTGGCATTTGTGAAGCCTGTTGCCGTCTCGCCGCTGGATGCAGCAATCTTGTAGCAGAGGAGCGCCGCGTTGGTGTTTGCTCCGTTACCATTCGCGATACTTGTCCAGCCGCTGGGTAGGCTCGGCGCTGCGTTGTTGCCGTCTCTGTAGGCGTATGCCAGCAGCAAATCGCCCGCTTGATGAGTCGGCAGTGTCGCGCTGGTGGTGCCGGTTGCGGCTCCTACGTACTCGATTTGCGGCAGCACCAGCGGGTTGAGACCTACAATGCTCACCCATTGACCCTTCTCTCCGTCGTGGTACCAGGAGTAGATGTCCCCGGTCAGTGAGTCGCGCCATAGCTGATTCTCGGGCGGGGACTCCGGAGGCGTGGGGGACGTGGCCATGCCAGGCCCGGGCGGGCCGTCCGCGCCGTCCTCACCATCAGCGCCGGCCAGAGCGGACAGCTCCACCAGATCAGTCCACTCACTGCCACCCACAAGGCGCCATTGGATATGCGTTGCTGAGGTTTGAAGCTCTACCGGGGAGCCGTCTTCGCCGTCGGCTCCGCTCAGCGACGAAAGAGCCACCAGGTTGGTCCATTCGGAGTCTCCGACATGACGCCACTGGATGTGGGTCTCACCCGCCTGCAGCTCTACTGCCGCACCATCCGAACCGTCCTCACCATCAGCGCCGGCGAGCGATGAAAGCGCGATGAGGTTGATCCACTCCGCATCCCCGACATAACGCCATTGCACGTGGGTTCCGGACGTTTGCAGTTCAACGGTAGCTCCGTCTGCTCCGTCCTCACCATCGGCGCCATCTTCACCATCAGCTCCTGCCAGCGCAGACAGCGCGACGAGATTCGCCCAACTACCGTCTCCGAGACGCCACTGGATGTGCGTCTCCGATGTCTGCAGCCCGACCTCGGCGCCGTCCTGGCCCGCCGGACCCTGGATGTTGCCCACGTCTTCCCACTCCGCCCCGTTCCAGACCCAGAGGTGGCCAGCAATCAAATAGGCATCACCTGCATTGCCAGAGCTGGGCAGGTCTTCCGCAGCCGGCAGGGACCCTAGGATGGTAAGGCCAGCACCCTTCAGGGCTGATAGCGCGATCAGATTGGTCCAGGTGGGGCTCCCGACGTATCGCCACTGGATGTGCGTTGCGGAAACCTGGAGCTCGACCTGGGCGCCGTCCTGGCCATCTTCGCCGTCCGCGCCGTCCTCACCATCAGCGCCTGCCAGCGCAGACAGCGAAGCCAGGTTTGCCCAGCTGCCGGTGCCGGCATACCTCCACTGGATGTGGGTGGCCGTGGCCTGAAGTTCAACTTGCGCACCATCGGCTCCCTTCAGGGCTGACAGAGCAATGAGGTTTGCCCAGGAGTCACCCCCTACATAGCGCCATTGGATGTGGGTTCCGGTGGCCTGCAGTTCGATCTGCGCGCCATCGTCGCCATCGCTGCCTCTCAGGGCAGACAAGGCAATGAGGCTGCTCCAGTCTTCGGTTCCAACGTAGCGCCACTGGATGTGGGTGGCCGTGGCCTGCAGCTCCACCTCTGCCCCATCATCACCATCGAACTCATGGTTCAGCACCGCATTCATCGTGGGCGCGAGCGCCACCAGAGCGTTGTAGTACTCCAGCATCTGAGACAGCGCAGACTCAATTGCCTCTTCGCTGGCGACAGGCGCATCGTTGAAGAGGTTTTCGAGGAACGCATCCTCACCCCCTACAACAAAAGGCTTGCGCCTGTAGATCTGTTGGCCAGATGCCGGGTGGATGGCCGTGATTTCGTAGTGCGTGCCGTTCAGCCCAAGCACGTTGGGCACCAGCGGCATGGTCACCAGTCCGTCGGCATCGGTGACGAACTCCTGTCGCAACGGCGCTACCGTACCGGCAGCCGTGCGGTCGGTCTCGCTCAACTCGACGGTGATGTCGACCCCTTCGATGGGCAAACCATCCTGATCGAAGAAGCGGCCGGTGACAGTGACTGTGGTCTGAGCCATCTACCGTTCCTCAGAAGAAGTGGGGGCGGGTACGGCGCACTGCGCCGCCCAAGTGGCCTTGAGCTGCACGGCTGCGCGCCTTGTCTACGTGTGCGGTGAATGCAGCCTCCTTCTCCGCATGGCGGATGCGGTCATACCAGGGCGTGTTCTTCATGCTGTACAGCAGAGCCTTGGCGCCGTCAGCAATGGCTTCGGCCCAGTCTTCGAACAAATCAGCGCCGACGGTTGTGGCATTGCGCACAGGCAGGACGGCCACGGTCCCGGTCAGGGCCTTTTCCACTCGCTCTTGCGGGATACCGATCAAGCGCACGACCTGGCTGTCCAGCATCGTGAACTCTTGCGGGGGGCCGACTTTGGCTTCCCAGTTGGGGGCATTGCTCTCGAGGTCAGGCAGCGCACGCTTGGTCAGCGGCCGGCCCAGGAACTTCAGTTCGATCACGGCATGCAGGCGTGTTTCACGTGGAATCAACAGTTCATACTCGGGGCGATTTGCCAGCACATGCTGCGGATCCAGCCGTACAACCCACGCGGACGCGCGCTGGCAGAAGCCCCGGCAGGCCTCGAGCACCTTGGCGTCGACAATGGAATTCGACGCGTTCGGCAACTCGTCCTTGACCAGGTTGCGCCAGGCGCTGATGTCGACGGTGCCGCTCATTGATCCTGATGCCCTCGCTTCGGCGATGCCTCAAGATCCCGCTGCCCTTTCACGCCCAGCAGCTGGTAGAAGTTGCGCAGGTGATCCAGCCCCCTGCCTCGGTGCGGTGAGTTGTCGCGGCAGTAGCAGCGATACAGGGCCCACTCCACCTTTGCTGCATCGTAGGACTGCGGCAGCTTCGATTCTGTGTTCGCATCGATCGTGCCGTAGGACTCGAAGGGGACGCAGGTCACCACGCGCAGCTTGCGACCGGCCTTCACCGGTGGAAACACTTCGAACTCGGTGGGATTACGATCATCGAACATGTAGTTCTCTACCACGTCCACAGGCGCGATGGTGCGCCAGCCCGGGGAAAGCTCGGCCTTCGGCTTCAGGTAGATGTCTCGCAGTTCAGCGCCAGAGCTGGGGTCGATATTGCATGGCACGTCGATGAGGCGCAGGTGGCCAGCGGGAATGGACTGCTTGCTACCGGCCACCGTGGTGATGGGAGAGGATGCCGTGTTGGCGTCGGGCCGGAAATTCAGAATAGCCTTGTCCGCCTCGATCAGCGCAGGGTAGATGTCCTCCGTGAGGCCATAGGCAACGTGGGCGGGGTCACTGAGACCCTGCGCCACCAGCACCGCCAATTCTGCCATCTTGGTCATGGACCGTTACTCCCGGCCTTCCCCGCCGCCGCCCTCGGCAACACCGACGAGGTTGTCGGTACCGTCATCCTCGTCGGCACGACCGTCATCCTCCGGTGGGTACTTCTCGGACAGCTTCACCAGCAGGTCGCGCAACATGGCGGCGGGCTGGTTCAGGTCGGGACGGATTTCAATCTCGCAGCCGGCGGCGAAGCGGTTGATGTCACGTTTGCTGGTGGGGCTGATGCCGATGTGCTCTTCAGCGAAGTCGCTGATCTGCTTGTTGGTCAGCAGGTCCGGCGATTCCTTCTTGGCTTTGGCCAGCAGATTGTCCAGCTCGGCCAGGATCTCGTGGATGGTTTCCTCGCTGACCACGTCGGCGTCCATCTCTGCCAGCGACTTGATGTGGCCGTCAGTACCGGAACCTTGCTGCAGTGCGGCCTGTACCTGGGCCTGCGCTGTAGTGCCCTCCTTGCCCAGCCCTCGATAGCAGTCGATGCTCAGCAGACGCTTGATGTGGGCCTCGTCGGTCACCTCGGCGATGTGCGGGCCATCCTGATCCGCTGGGTTGGCAGGGGCGAAGTGGTAGGTACGGCCGCCGAGCTCAACACGGGAGCCGCCAAGGCGCTTGATGGTGCATTCAATTTTCATGCAGGAGCCTCTTGCTTGTTGGACATGTGGGAAAGGCAAGGGGCCGAAGCCCCTTGTAAGCACAGCAGCAGCAACCGATCAGGGATCAGGGCTTGGGTTTGGCTTTGTAGAACAGCGTGCAGCCGATCTTGCCGTTCTGGTCAGTACCAGGCGCCGTGGTCATCGTGAGGATGATGTCGCGGTCGGAGTCGGATGCGGCCAGCCGAATGCCGTCCGGGTTGTCGAGACGGGCCACACCGCCGGCCTGCGCCGCGGTACTGGCCTTGATGAAGGCGTCGTCATCACCGGATACGCCGACCTTGAAGACAGCGGCAGTGCCGGTATCCAGATCATCGATATCCACAATCAAATCGACCACAACATGGCCCTTAGGCAGTTTGCCCACCACCACGGTGTCGCCGTTGGCGGTCAGCTCGGTGGCCGTGGCCATCTGCCGTTCGTGCCGCACCGCCAGCACCTGGGCGGCGCTGGTCGA